GACCTGGAGGGGCGGAACCTGGAAGACCGGAACCTGGCAGAACGGAACCTGGTGGGACGGAGTTTGGCAGAGCGGAATCTGGAGGACCGGAAACATACGCTCAACTATAGCGCCCAGATAAAGCGGGAGGAGACACAAATTCTTGCATGTGCGTAAACCGAAACGACGATCAAGCCACGAAAGGACAAAACGATGAATAATAATGTAAAACCCAACATTTCCGTTAGCGGGCTTTTTACCGCCGCTCAGGTCCGGTCCATCCACCTGCCCCCCACGACGACGCACCTCACCTCGACCTACACGAACTGGCTGGCCCATTACCTCACCGACGAGACGGGCTGCCCCCCGACCGAATCCGACATCAAGTTCATCACCACCCTTTTCGAGGACATCTTGCGCGAGGCCCAGCTCATCCGCGCCTGCACCCCCCGCGCCCTCGACACCGAATCCACGCTCGCCCGCCTCGACCGTGACGGCATCCTCCCAGAAGGGAACCTGTCATGACGCCGGAAATCTACTTCTGCTCCGGTTGCGGCCTGCAATGGGACCCCGACTACTACGACGACAACGCTAGGTGGCCCTGGTGTCCCATGCACCCGGTCTGCCCCGGCTCCGTCACCCCGCAGGGGTACGACCCAACCATCGAACTTGTGGGTGCCGACTCCCTGGACCCACCATACCGGACCCCGGAAGGGTCTGGAGAAAGCGATGACCTATGAAAGACATCCCCGTCCACATCGCCATCTGGGGCTTCTGCCTGTTCGTCGCCCTGTTCGCCCTAAGGGGCTGTGAAACCCTAACCACCGCATTATGAAAGGAACCTGCCATGACACCCCGCCACCTACTCGGCTACACGTATGGAACCAGGTCGCACCTCTGCGAGTGCATCTCCGCGAACTCCAAGACTTGTTGCATCCGGCACTACCTCCCCAGGTTGCCCGGAACCCACGTGCGCCCCACCCACATCTACCGCATCCCCACCCCCGTACTCCAAGCCATCTACGACTCCTGGTCCGGCCCCGACGACCCCCTCTCAACCCTCTTTCGACCCTCCATCCACGCCGCCTGCCTGCGGCAGAAAGGGCAAACCCCATGATTGTACCTATCGAACTACCCCTCGACATTATGTCCGGTGAACAACCCCCGGTCGAACTCCCCGACGACAAATCCGTATGGCTTTGTGGCGGCTGCATCCGCTCCTGGTTCACCGGCGACGAAAAGACCAAGGACATCGACGTCTTCGCCAAAAACCAACCCTCTCTCGACAACTTCCGACGTCTGAACCGAATCGAGGACTCCCATCTCTCGTGGAAGCACGACCGAGCCGACACCTACCGGTTCCGAGACGCGCCCATCCAACTCATCAAAGTGTTCTCCGACGACATCCTGACCACCCTCGACAAGTTCGACTATACCATCTGTCAGTTCGGATACGACGGCGAGATAATCTACTCCACCGTGCAGGCCGTCTGGTCCGTACTCACCAAGCGGCTCTCCGTCCACCAAATCCAGACCGGCTACGAACTCGACAGCATCCGCCGCGCCTTCAACTACCAGAAACGCGGCTACGAAGTCTGTTCCGGCACCATCCTCGAACTGGCCAAGGCCATTCTCAACTCCAACCCGGACGCTATTACGAAACAAAACCAGCAACTTTCCCCCTCTTTCCAACGGTGGGATTAGGAGATACCCCTGTACCTTACCTGAAGGAGAACTCTAATGTCCAAAACCGTAACCCTCACCATAACCCGCTGCTACCACTGCCCCTACTTGGGCGAGCCGTCCATCGGACAGCAACCCCAACAGTACCCTGACTTCTATTGTCGTCTCACCGAGGGCCATCGGGGCGTCTGCCTGACCGACATCCCCGACTGGTGCCCTCTGCCCGACGCACCGAAAGGAGGTGATACCAAATGAATTATTATAAGCCGGAATATCAGGTTGGGGATCGGGTGGAAAAGATTAGCAATGCGCTGGGGAGCGCGGCGAGTGTCGTTTCGATCTCACCTGAGTTAATGATTTCTCGTGATAAAGTGCAAAACTCTTCTTTATCGGCACCTTCTGGGGCGTACCTTACTTGGTTAGAAATAAATGAGTCTAGCGGAGGAGTACAAATAGAAGAAAGGAGCTGCATAATGAATTATTATAAGCCGGAATATCAGATTGGGGATCGGGTGATCGTTAAACCCAAGAAGCTGATGGAGCAAGAGAATGTACTGGGGGGATTTACCACTATAATGGAAGATGCCTTGCGGGGTACGGATCGGGTCGTCGTTATCGACGGCCCCCTCGATTCCAATTATCATTATATGGTTCGATTTCCGGGCCATAAACGATACCCGATAAACTCAAACCAAATCCTCGGCCCCGCGTTCGTATGGGACGAAGAGGCGGAGTTTTCCGATGATGGGGAAACATGGGTAAAAGATAGCTTTCGCGGGATCTCGCCGGGGGATGGTTTCCCATACCACTCCGCAGGATCGTACTATTGTTACGCCCGGCCTATCCGGGGGAAGAAGGTCGGAAGCGCCGCTTCGCAGAGTAGTAAAGGCGCGGTCACTGAACCCGCGGGGATGGGTATGGGGACCGGGCGTATCCGAATGACAAGCGGGGAAAGGTATCTGCTGACAAAAATGGGCGAAGTGAATTTATTGATGGAGAAGATCGGTAAGGTGCTGAAGAGCGCAACAGATAAGTTTAAAGACGAGAAAACATGAAAAGGTACTATTTTATCCTGATTATTGCGGGTGTCATTGCCGCCGGCGGGGGGGCGGGGGAGCGGGAACGGTACGTGTTGGAGAACTGGCTGGAGATGACGCCGCGGCGGGTGCAGGGCGTCGTGTGGAAAGACCCTAGCCCCGATCCGAACGAGCGGATCTTTATCCGCAGCTACGATTTGGTATTGACGACGGACCACATCGACTACGGATGGGGCTGCTCGTTCGCGGACCCGGAAAACGAGCCGAACTCGTATCCCCGGTATCACCTGGTATTTCGGCGAATATGGTGCAGCGAAATAAACCTAAACGATTACGCGGGGGCAACGAGGTGATAAGTGGCGGATTATATAAAGGATAAAATTGAAAAAATGGACCAAGCGGGTCGTGAACCTGAGAATTTATAATCCTTCCGGGGTCCTTTGGACCTTACTTAACTTAGGAGAAACCTAATGGCAAAAGTCACGAAAAAAGAAAAAGTCGCTATTTCACCCCCCAACCTTCCCATCGCCGAGTTCCACATCGTTGGTACCGCCCCCTACCGCCAAAACAAATTTTCCCACAAAGCACGTATCACGATGATCGAGGCGCAGGAGGCGGGCTCCGCTCAACGGGGAAAACGAAAGGCCAAACCTCCCAAAAACTTCGACGAGATGTACAGAGGGTGCATCCATTCCTCTCCGAAGGGGTGGAAAGGCATCCCTGCCAGTGCGTTTCGGAACGCCCTCATCAGCGCCTGCCGCCTTGTAGAGTTCACTATGACGCGGGCCAAGCTCTCCCTGTTCTGCATCGCTGACGGACACGACGAAACCGATGGAACCCCCCTCGTTCGCATCACTAGGGGTACACCCCGGCGGGTCGATGTCCCTTGCCGTCTCGAATCCGGCGTGATGGACATCCATCCCTTACCCCAGTGGGATGCCGGGTGGGAAGCCCATGTGAAGATCCAATACGACGCCAATATGTTTACCCTCGCCGACATCACCAACCTGTTCCTCCGCGTGGGGATACAGGTCGGCATCGGTGAGGGCCGTCACGATTCCCGAAAAGCAAACGGTATGGGTTTGGGAACCTTCAAACTAAAGTGACTAGACGTAACTCGACAGACTTGACAAGACGCGACTAGACCAGACGAGACCCGACCCGACAAGACAGACACGACACGACCTGACTAGACTAGACCGGACAGGACACGACAAGACAGACACGACAACGAATGAAGGAACCCAACCCGTACCGTACTATTTACGACAATAGGAGATAGCTATGAATATGAAAAAGAAAGACGAAGTGTACCAGGAACTAGAGAAAATCCGTAAGCGGGGTCGGGGCGTACTGCGCCCTGCCTCGGTAGTGAAGGCCGCCGAGAAGGAAAAGTCCCCACTCCACCAATACTTTACATGGGACGACGCCAAAGCCGCCCACGAGTACCGATTGGAAGAGGCCCGCCGCCTCATTCGAGTATTCGTCACCGTCCGGGAGGACATGCCCACCCGCACCTACGTCAGCGTAGGCTCGGACCGCAACCGTTCCGGTGGCGGCTACCGCACCATCAACGACGTGATGGCATCCTCCATCCTTCGGGACCAGCTCCTCAAGGAAGCCTATCGGGACATGCAAGCCTTCACGGAAAAGTACCACATCCTCAAGGAACTGTCCGGTGTGATCGGCTCCATGCAGGTGGCAATGCGGCGGACGAAGAAATGATTCTCTCGTTTATCGACAGTACCGGGTGTGACCACGACAAGTGCGCCCTGCGGCATACCTCCGGGAACCGCAGCGTAGGCATCCCGACCCGTCTGTTTTCGCCAAACAGGGAACGGATGCCGCGCTGCGTCCTTATCGTCGGCGAAGCGCCCGGCTCCCAGGAGGACCGCTCCGGCACCTCGTGGATCGGACGCACCGGCGAACTGCTCTCGTCCTTCCTTGTCCAGACCCACCTCGCCGACCACGCCGACATCTACCTCGCCAACGCCTGCCGCTGTCGTCCCCCGCTCGGAAAAAAGCCCACCGTGTCCCAGGTCCGCTACTGCCGTCGCCGGTGGCTCCTCGCCGACATCGACATCCTCTGCACCGCCTACCCCCACGTCGTCCTCTTCGCCAACGGCGCGTCCGCCTCCTACGCCATTTTCAACCGCAAGCTCTCGGCGGCCTTCCACTGCCAAGGCCACCGCTTCTGCTCCCTCCACCCCGAACTCCCCGACCTCACCACCACCGTCAATCCCTACTGCTTCTGCACCTACCACCCCGCTGCCCTCTTCACGGGCCGAAACCCCCAGTGGGTCGAGGCGACCGAGCTCCACTGGGACCTCCTCGCCCGCCACCTCGCTGGGGACCCCGAAAGGGCTCTCCCCGACAACATCCACTATACCCTCAACCCGAACCCCGAAAGGATTTTACCATGAGAAACAACCTAACCGAAATCGAAGTGAAAGCCACCCGTATCACAGTCAGGGCATAAAATGAACTTCCCCGACATCCTCTCGCTGGACATCGAAACTCGCGGCATCCTCTTCGAGCAAACGCAAACCACCTTCCATCCCGTACAAATGGAAGTTGTGGACGGGTTCACCCCCGACAACACGGTCGTCTCCGTCGCCCTCGGCTGGCGCACGCCCACCGGCTACGACTCCGCCGTCTTTATCTACTCCGACCACGCTCACCGCCGCAACCTGCGCCGGTGGCTCAAGCTCGCCCACGACCACGGTGCCGTCATCCTCGGCCAGAACCTCGTGTTCGATCTCTGTGTGCTCCGCCACGTGGACCCCTACATCTCCTACCTGACCCGCGTCGGCGGCCCTCTCCGCTACGACGACCTGATGTTGGTAAACTTCCTCGACTTCGAGCAACGACCGGAAAAGGCCCTCAAACCGCTCACCACCCTCTTCGGCCCCGGTTCCTACACCACCGAAAAAGTCACCGGCTCGAAGGGCAACGCCACCGGACCGTGGGACTCCCATCTCCATCACTACAACGCCGCCGATGCCGTCCGCACCCTCCAGCTCTACGATCTCATCCTCGACCGCATCCGTCAAAAGTACGGCCCCTCTTCCCCCAAACTTTCGGCCACCTGCTCCGACCATCGCCACGCCCTAATCCGCGTAGGGCTCGAAATGCGGGAGTCGGGGGTATGTATGTCCCGCTACGCCCTCGAAAGGGCGGCAGACACCCATCTGGAGCGGATCAACACCCTTGTAGAAACCGCAGACTCCCACCACATCACCCTTCAGGGCAAGGGTTCCGATACCTCCAAGCGACTGTTCATCAACGAGTGCTTCCTCGCCCACAACCTGCTCTCCGACCCCCGCACCGAACGCACCAAGGAACGCCACGACATCTGCATCAACAAGAACAACCTCCAGATACTGCTCGCCGACCTGCCCGCCGACAGCCCCGACCGCCTCCGCGTAGAACTCATCTACGAACACACCGACCTCGCCAAGATTCGCTCCTCCTACTACAAGCCCCTGCTCACCTCCCGCACCAAGGGCCTCACCACCCCCACGATGTGCTACCCTTCGTGGCACCTCGTTCCCTCCGGCTACGGCAAGTCCTCCACCGACTCCAAGGGCACCATCCAAGGCCGCATCACCGCTACGAAGCCCGGCCTGCAAACTTTCCCCCCGGAAATCAAAGCCTGCCACCGCTCCCGCTACCTCACCGGCACCCGCCTGTCCGCCGACTTCGAGCAACTCGAAATCGCCTGCGCCGCCTTCCTCTCCCAAGACCCGACTATGCTCGACGAATGGGACGCCCGCGTCGACCGCCACGCCGTCACCGGCCAGCTCATTATCGACACCCTCCAACTCTCGTCCCCCACCCCCGCCGACTTCACCAAAATCTACCGCGCCGCCGGGAAAACGCTCAACTTTCTCGTCCTCTACCTCGGCGGTCCCGACAAGTTCCGCTCCACCCTCCTGACCGATGCGGGCAGGGCCCGCGACTACGAACTGTTGCGCCTGCTCGACCGAGAGTTCACCCCCGCCGCCTGCAAGGAAATCATCCATGCCTTCAACGCCCGCTACCCCCGCTTCCGCCAGTGGCAGTCGGAACTCATCGACTCCGCCTCCCGCGACGGCTACCTCTCCCTGCCCACCGGTTGGTCTCGCACCTTTCCCCCCGGCAAGGCCGCCCTCGCCTGCGTCACGGAAATCTGCAACTTCCCCGTGCAGTGCCTCGCCGCCCAGATCACCCAGCACTGCCAGTACACCCTCCTCCTCTCTCTCCGCTCTCTCGGCCTCCGTACCCGGATGTGCTCCCAAACCTATGACTCCATCGACCTCGACTGCCCCGCTTCCGAGCTGTCCACCGTCAAAAAAATTCTTCCCGACCACTTGACAAGCCCATCCCTTTTTGGTATATTTGAGCAGCCACGTAGGGTAACACTCAGATACGAGGTATCGGAACTGTGCAACTACCGTCAAAGCTGACAGTCGAGATCGACACCCGCGAACAGCACCCGCTCTCCTTCCCAGCCACCATCACCGTTCGGGATCCATTCGACCTAACCACCCGCGTCATCGGGCTCACGACCCGCAAGGCTACCCTCCCCACCGGTGACTATCGGATAGCAGAATACACCAACCTCTGCATCGTTGAGCGCAAGGCCACCGTCCAGGAACTCTACTCTAACCTTCTCGGCACCGACCGCCACCGCGCCGGACGCGCCTTCGTGCGCCTCACCCGGTCCTGCGCCCACCCGACCATACTCCTCGAAGCGACACCGGCCTCATTCTTCAACCCGACTCCGCCACTGCCGGGCAACCCCGACATCCTGCTCTCTTGGATGCAGTACACCGTCGCCCGCATGAAACTTAACCTCCTGTGGCTTCCGTGGGGCTCCAACGCCAAGCACCGCACCCGCCTCGGCACCGTCGTCGCTCAACACCTGACCAGCTACGTCCTGCTGCACCTGACCTACCAACGACTCAACTCCCTGACGGACCCCGAAAGGGTTCCAGAATCGGAACGCGGCATACCCCCCGCCCCCCACTTGGAGGACGAATACCGAATGCTGCCCAAGGAGTCCAAACATGCCCCTGCGTAAAGGGAAAAGCCAAAAAGTAATCAGTGAAAACATCCGCACCGAACAGGCGCACGGCAAACCGCACAAACAGGCGGTCGCCATCGCCCTCAGCCACGCCAACGCCGGACGTAAGAAACGAAAACGAGGACCCCGGAAGGGTTAAGTGGGGCTGCAAGCCCGCGCGGTTTGGCCCCACCCTTCCTTTTTATTACAGGCGCGTCGAAAAACCCCCTATGGGCGACGCAGAAAGGCAATGCCATGAATACCGTACAATCCGAACGCTGGCCCATCACCCTCGACACCGGCGGCGCAGGCCGTTTCGACGTACTCACGTCCCCCGGCCTCGCATCCAGCCACTACGTGGTGGGCTACTCCTGCGCCGACAACGTTATCATCTCGTTCCCCCGCCGACAGTACATCCTGTCCAATGCCGGTTCCGCCACCGACTTCATCACCGTTTCCAACGCCACCGGGGTGCAAGTAGCCAACGGCAAGGACGCCGTGTTCCTGTTCTGGTTCAAGATCGCCTCCAGCCAGGTCTCCATTACCGACTTCATCCAGAAAGTCGACTCTAAGGACGGCTACACCTTCGAGATCGACGCCAACGGGAAGCTCAAGGCCACCGTGGGCGATTCGGGAACCGCCGTCAGCGTAACCAGTACTCACGCCGTAAACAACGGTCAATGGCACCACTGCGGCCTGTACTTCCAAGCGGACGCCGAAACCGACGGCCTCATCCTGTATATCGACGGCGTGGAAAACAACACCACCGACGACGTATCCGGTATCAGCACCGGGGGGCTGGTGGGTGGCACCAACGACCTCTACCTCGGCAAGGGCACCTCGGCGACCAAGACCGTCGGCCTCGCCCAGTTCGGTCTCTACGTGGCCACCGATCTGTCCGGCTCCTACGCCACCCTCATCGGGAACCACTGCTCGAAACATAACGGGATGCTGGTCGGCACCAAGTTCACCGGCTCGGAAACCAACCTCCAGTTCGCCCTGAACATGGATGAGGGTAACATTTCCGGTGGTGCCAACACGACCACGGTCGACATGGTGGGCGCCAACGACGGCACCCTCGAAGCGTCGACGATGTGGGCCAACGGCGGTGGGCCGCCCTTCCAAGACTACCACAACAACAGTTCCGGCGCGACGCCCCCGCACGAACTCCTGCCCAGCGTCCACTCCGAGAACCTTGCCGGGCAGATGCTGGCCTTTCCCCACCCGATCAAGATCGGACGCAACGCACCCCTGACCGTCATGTCCAATGCCGACACCCAAGTCACCTTCTACGGCTACACCGACTCGGCGGACCGATAGGGGGCTGAATCTCACGGGGTTTTAAAAAAACTTTTGCCCGGATAGTTGACTTTACGCAAAACCTGTGTTACAATTGACATAGCTTTTCCTTCTTTTTGAGCATGGTTGAGGGGAAGCGGCAACGGATGGAGGCCCCTGCGCTGCTCCCCCCTCCATTAAAGGACACGAACCAACGAGATAACAAGGAACCTGACATGGCTGACGTAATGCAAAAGCTCGCCGAACGGCTGACCGTGTACCCCGCCCGCGTCAGCCCCACGGCCTGCGACACCTACTTCACCTGCCCGCGCCGCTTCCTCTTCTCGAAGCGGCTCCGGCTCCGACCCCACTACGAACGGGTCAGCCTCTCCCGCAGCCGAGGCTCCTACTTCCACCTGTTCATGCAACGAGACCCTTCCGGGGTCCAGGAAGTGGAGGCCACACACCGACAGAACCAGAAGGACATCGCCCGGCAGATCGACAAGACCGGCGACCTCGACGGACGACTCGCCAAGGACCTCGACGATGACCGCATCGCCTACGACATGGCTCGCGTCATGGCCGACATCGTATGGGAATCCTACCCCCTCCCCGACACCGCCAAGGTTATCGGGCGGGAACTCTCCATCGAGGCCGACGCCGGTTGTATACCTCTCAAGGGCATCCTCGACCTGCTCATCTCCTACGACTCCGGCATCTACGTCCTCGACTACAAGACCACCTCCTTCGACCCCGCCGTCGCCATCGCAGGCTACCCCTACGGCTACGCCCACTGGATATACCGCCTGCTCGCCAACCGCTGGCTTGCCGACAACGACTACGGCAGCCGCGTCAAGGGACTGCAACTCAACTGCGTCCAGGCCCCCTCGATCAAGTTCTGCGGGAAGGACCGCGACTTCACCGTCGTCCGCGTCCAGAAGAAATCCGGGCCCAACAAGGGGCAATGGTACGACAAGAAAACCTACCACGGAGCCCCTCGCTGGGACATCTACGTCAAACGCTGTCAGGAGTGGTACACCGAGAACGAAATCCGCCCCGTCGCCCAGCTCACCCGCTACTACCCCCCCAACCCCAACGAACGTCCCCCCCTCGATGTCCAATACGCCATCCTCCACGTAGCCCGCGCCGCCACCTGCCCCGACCCGCTCACCGAGGACTTCGACCTCGTGTTCCCCCGCCGCCACCGTTCCTGCACCGACCCCTACGGGAGACCTTGCGACTACTGCAACCTATGTGCCTGCTCCCCCAACGCATGGCCCTCCGTCATCGAAACCGAATACAGGACCCCGGAAGGGTCCACCGAACCGAAAGGAGATACCAATGACGCCAACGGAAGCTAAGGAACAGGTAGCGGGATTCGTGCAGACGGACCCGACGAAATCACCGCCACCCTTACCCGCCGACTGGCGGGCACTGGGGGCCACCATCGGCTTCGATCCCCGACCGGCCAACAAGCTCCGCTTCTACCTTGTCGGCGACCACGGGTCGGGCAAGTCCACCTTCGTCCAGTCCCGGCCCCGCAACCTCGTCCTGTCCTTCGAGGACTCGGCCCGCTTCGTACCCAACCCCCGCAGCCACCGCATCGACCGGGAGAAGGTCCCCAACTACCAGTCCTTCTCGAAGGTCTGGGACCTCATCGTCGCCGACGCCGCCAAACCCAACCGCCCCTTCGACAGCATCACCTTTGACACGGTGGACCACCTCCTCGACATCCTCAATCAAGGGCTCGTCGAGAAGATCAACCCCAAGGACAAGAACGGCGACCTGATCTACCCCTTGCGGTGGGACGACATCACCGACTACGGCACCAGCAAGAAGGGCGGCAAGGGCTGGGACATGCTCTACACCGAACTCAAAAATATCCTCAACGAACTCTCCGCCATCGGTTACGGCTGGATGTGCGTCTCACACCTCAACGAGAAAACAATCACCAAGGCCGACGGCTCCGACTACACCGACATCCGCATCTCGATGCCGCCCGGCGGTGCCCGCATCGTTTGTAGGGAGGCCGACTTCATCATCAACATGGACCACAAGTACACCCGCGCCACCATCGAGTCGCCCCCCTCCGTCGTCACCGTAGCCGGGAAAAAGGTGGCCAAGCCCGCCCAAGTTACCTACAAGTCCATCGAAACGTGGGTCGCCGAGGTCGCCAGCGTGCGGGTCAAGAGCACCAAACGCCGAGTCACAATGGAAGATGAAATCCCCCTCTCCAAGGACAACGGCTACGGGGACTTCGCCGCCGCCTACGAACGGGCGGTCGAAAACGAACGAAAACGAATCGCCGCACCGTAGCGGCACACTGTCAACCTATAACGATAAGGAGAGACACAATGGCTGACAAAGCACAGTTTGCCGCTCTCATCGCGGCACAAGAACAGACCTACGTTGACGCCCGTGAGTCCAGCGCCCCCTGGATGCCGGAGCCCGACGACTACGTGGTCACGCTCAAGGGACTCAACCGGGACATCCGTGAGGGCAAAGGAGGCTCCCAGGTCCTGATCTGGGAGTACACCGCTGTCATCATCAACGAGGGCGACCTTCAGAGCAAGGAGTTCCCGATAGACTACCGCTCCAGCAACGGCGTGAGCCTCGGTCGGTTCAAGAAAACCTACCGCATCGTCCACGACGGGGCCGACCCACCGCCCTCCCTCCAGCAATTGGACGACGAGGCCGAGTCCCTCGTCGGGGCCACGCTCATTATCCGGGCCACCAAGTCAGGCAACTACACCAACATCGACGCCCTCGAAAAGTGTCCCGAAGAAGAAGTGGCATAGGGGAGTGCGCCATGGCCAACCAGACGATAGACAACCTGATTGCCAAGGTCCACGATGGGTTATCCCTCTACGTGAGGGAGCCCATCGTCACCTTCCCCGACATGCTCAACTGCCTCGCCAACCGGAGCCTCAAGAACATCGACCACCCTCAATCCATGAAGGTGTTTCCCACCCGCAGCATCGCCGACACCACGTGGCTCTCAACCACGCACCGAAACCGGCACCGGTTCTACGGCTTCTGGCGTGACTTCCTCGTCATCACCCTCGTCCACCCCCGCGACATCGAGGACATCATCACCATGCGCCTGCAAGTCCCCTGGATACAGTGGCGCACCCGCTCGCACCGCATCGGCAACCGTTCCCTCTACTTTACCGTGCCCCGCAGCCAATGGCTCGGACTCTGCGGCTACGAGCTGGTCAAGTGCCATCTCCCCTCCGTATTCGCCACCCTCTGGCTGGACCCCGACCGGCCCATCGGCACCCACTCGAAACTCTGGGCCATCAATCCGTCCTATATGAAGAAAACCAAGGGCTCCGGGCGCTCCGTCAGGCCCGGCCACTATAACTTCCTCGCCTGTTTCATCCCCACCGCCGACGCCCTCCACGAGTGCGACAAAAGGACCCCGGAAGGGTCTAAGGAAGGAGACCACGCATGACCAACAACGCACCCAGACCCAGCGACCTCATCAAGATGGAGAAGGCCCGTGCCCGTGACCGCAAACGCCGGTCCGCCGTACCCTCGCAACCCATCCCCCTGACCGGCTACGTGCCCGTGCCCCTGCCCGATTACCTTCTCGTCAAGCGGATGATGACGGCCAGCGAAACCTCCGGCGGCATCCAACTCACCCAGGAATACGTGCAAGCGCATCGCCCCTCCGTCGGAAAGGTCATCGCCGCCGGTTCCGAATGCAAACTGCTCGACCCCGGCGACCTCATCGTCATGTCTCCGATGGACGGCATCGAAATCATGTTGCCCACCGGCCCCGACGCCCGCGACGAACCGTGGGTGTTCATCCGGGAATCCGGAGTCGTTGGCCTGTGGGTATCCCACCAACAGATTTCCGACCACGACGACGGAAAGAAAACCGAGTAACCAAAGGATAAGTCACTAGGGGGAGGCTCCGGTAACATATCCATTGAACGATGGGTTGTCCGACACGGTGTCGGACATTGACAAAAATGATAGGATGGTGCAAACTCGACGCCAGCACTACCACTATTAGTGAACTGTCAGCCCAACGGAGCCTCCCCCAAACCTATACCAGGACCCCGGAAGGGTAGGAGAGCGGCATGGAAGATTCGACAATGGAAATAAACGAACGGCTCCGGACTCGACTTCCCCCTCCTCTATGAACCCCTTATCCGACCCTTCCGGGGTCCTAGTACTGACCCATCATCTGCATCGTCAGATCGGTAGCCGGATACGACATCATCCCCATGTACATACTCTGGTACTCCTTGGGGAACTGTTGCAGTATCCTCTCCACCCTTGTCATCTCCTGCCTCTGTCGGACGGCCCGGATGTCGGACTTCTTGATCCGCAACGGACCCAACTGCGGGTACTTGTTCTGGAACATCTGCTGCACCTCGTTGGCCCGCGTCATGTCGTTGGCCGCCAGCGCGTCCAGCCACTCTCGTCGGTACTGGCTGATGACATCCCGTTGCTTTATGAGGTAATCCGTCACGTCCCGCTCGATGCTCTGGTCCATCGTCGGCACCCCTATCGTTCGCAGGTATAGCTCCATCGGCTTGTACCGACCGATCATCTTCCCCTCGTTGTCGAACACCGACACCAGCCCCGTTGTCTGCACCTGACTGTAATCGGCGTGCTTCGGTCCGACATACTTCCTAAACCGGTTCATCATCAAGCCCGCCGGTACCGCTCCGGCCAGCATCCCCGTCGCCCGGCTCGTATCTCCCGTCAGCGCCATCTTGAGCCCCTGCCCCGCCAGGCTCAGCGCGGGCGGTACGAACGGCAGTGGGTAAAACGGCGCATCCTCATACGGAGGCTGGGGCAGCGCCCCGAACGCCAGCGCGTTCGACAGGTCCACGTTGAGCAACTCTTTCCCCGCCGCATACGCCACGCTGCTCGTCAACATCGTCCTCCCTATCGTTCCCCAGTTCAATCCTCGTTCCCCCCCATATTGCGTGCTGCCCACCAGGAAGTCGGCGAACCGTAGGGGGAAGTGGGTGAACTGCCGCAGCGGGCTGGGTAGTCCCAGTGTCGCCCGACTCATGCCCAGTATCCCACCGGGAAACTGTGTCTCCCGCACCAACCGACCGGCGAACTTGTACATCTCCTTGCCGACCAGTCCGTCCCGCATCGCCTTGCCCAGCCCGGCCTCCCACGTCAGAAGCCGGTTGAACGTTTCCGTTCCGGTGAAGAGAGCCATGCTGGACGCCTTGCCCTTGTCCACCAGCTTCTTCACGCCGGAGCTAAACTGCTTCTCCAGGTTCAGCATGTCCGCGTACATGGGACTGGTGTCCAGTCCCGCCTCGACGTACTTGGGCCACACGGACTTGATGGCGTTCTCGTGAGCCCTCACGATCTCCCGCCCCATCTTCCGCTCGGCCTTGAACACCTTGTTGTACTGCTTGAACTTCGGCAACAGTGCTCCCATTGCTCGCCACGTCTCGCCTGGTCCCACCACGTTCGTCGTCGTGATGATCGGTTGCATCAGGTTCTTCAACGCCGGGGCCGGGTTGAACCCCAGCGTACTGTAGTAGAACCATGCCGTGATCTTCGAGTTGATACCCGCCGGACTCAACGCCCCCTCCGTCTGCCCCAACTGTTTCGTCAGCCACCCGTGCACCTTATTCCCCCCCGGCACCTTAGCGAACATCTCCTTCACATGGGGAGTCTGCAACGTCTCCCAGTACCGCAACTTGATGTCATTGAATCCCATCTGCCGCCGCATCTGCTTGAGCGTCTTCTGGCCCGTCAACATGGGCAGGTAGTCCTGCCGGAAGATCATCCTTCGGGGGCCGTCCATCCGCGCCTCGCTCGACAGGTCTATCACCTGCCGATACAGGGTGTCCTTCTCCCCCTTCAGCACCGTATTCCACGCCCGCACGGGCGACACACTGTGCGTGTAGCGGACGAACTCATCTATCCACCGGGTCCGGTAGTACGGTAGCTCGCCGACCAGCTTCGTGCGTATCTTGAACTGCTCCCACGCCGCCTGTGGTCCCATCTCCACCACGCCCCTCGCCGCGTCCGCCGCTATCGACTCCGCCGCGTCCCCGGCGATACGGAACTCCTTCGTCATTAGCTCCTGCAACCCGTTCTTGACCCTTCCGGGGTCCCCTTGCAGAATCCCTAGTGCCTTCTGCTGGAACCGGTGCGAATACGTTTCGGTCAGGTACATTATCCCCCGGTCCACCGTATCGTCCAGCAACCCCGCCTTTCGCAGCAGGTCCATTCCCTCCGCTTCCGGCAGGGCCAGTCCCCGCCGTGCCACGAAGTGCCCCGACATCGGGGCCACCATCGGGTTGCCTTCCAGCAGCATCTTCTGCATCTGTTCGTCGGACAGGTTCGCCAGCGACCGCGCCCCCACCGCCTGCTCCGGCGCATACCACTCCCGTGCTCCGCCCGCCGCCGTACCCGGTATCCGATGGGGCACCGCCGTACTCATCGGGCTGGTCGCGTGGTACATCCCGCCCGTATACCATCCCTTGGCTTCGAGGTGCTTGACCAGCTCTCCCCTTAACTTACCCGTTTTCGTGTCGACAAAGGGCTTGAACATGTCCTGGTACAGTTTCGCCGTCCCTTCCGCCGCCTCTTCCAGTGCCGCAAACCGCCCTCGGCTGATGCCCGCCCGCGACAACGATGCCGCATCCGTCTTTAGCAACGTTCGCCCGGCCAGCTTCGGCCCGCCAAACTTCTCGATCATCGGGAACACCCGCTTGGCCACCGCGCCGTCGGCTACGTGGCTGCCCCGTATCAGGTGACTCACCAGCACCTGCTCCATCTCCGTCGGCCCTGTCCCGGCCCGTTTGATGAACCGGTCCCACACCTTGCCCAAGCCGTCCTCCAGCGACTTCTGGTTGAACCACCGTATCTCGTTGGTCGCCTTCAGCGTCTTGTCCGTCAGTTTGGGGTGCTTGCCGAAGATCCGAAAGAAGTTCCCGATGTGCTTCGTCCACGGCCCCAGGTCGCTTGCCACCCCCTTCGCCCGGTCCGCCACCTTGAACAGCGACCCCGCCTTTCCTATCGGGTAGCGGGCCGCCAGTATCGCTCCGAAGATCACCAACGGATTCGTGGCCAGGTTAATCAGGGAAGCCGTAAACGAGTCCTTCTCCCCGTACACCTGCGACAGTTTCTTCCGCTCTTCGGGACTCAGTTCGTCCGGTTGCCAGATGGCCCTGATGCTCGCCGGGTAGTTCCCCCGCAGAATGTTGGAGATCACCAGTTCCGGTCGGTCGTAGAAGTTGATCGGAAACGAGAACGTGTTATACGTCGCTTCGGGCGTAAACCTGGGATTCCGTAGTACGGGCAGGGTGGTCATCCATTACCCTCCCCCTTGCAGCATCCTCAACAGGTCCGCCTGACCACCTCCCCCTCCGGCGGACCCCCACTGCTCTCCCGGTACCATTACCGGCTCCCGTTACATTGCCCCCATCATCTGTTGCGCCGCCGGTATCTGCACCGGCTGTCCCGACTGCATCGCTCCGGCCAGCAACTGTATCTTACTCTGCGTCACCATGTCCTCCGCCGACGGCATCTGGGCCTGCTGTAGCTTCAGCATCAGCTTCTTCATATCGTCCTTTCCAGGGTCGACGCCCAGCAGCCCAAATATCTTTTCCATGACAAACGGCAGGACGAACCACACTGCGATGGTTCCCCCAAACTTCGGCCCCCCTCGAAACTTCCCGCCCCGGAAAGCCCACTTCTTGATCTTGTCCAGGTTCTTCGGCCACTTTCCCTCCGCCAGTGCCTTCGCTCCCTCCTTAACGTAAGAGGGGTACAGATTTGGATTTTTCTCTATGATGGGAAGCATCCTCTCCGCTGCCTTCTTGGGGTCCAAATAGCTCATATAGGACCCGGTGCCCTTTGGTCGTATCCGTCCCAATCCGATACCCGTCAGCGTCCCCGGCTCCGCTTTTGGTGCCGCCTCCAGGAAAATTTCTCCCACCGTTGCCCGCTTCGCCAGCGACCCTCCTCTCCGAGTGACTCTCTGCCCTACAGATCCTTCCTGGAAGCCCGCCGCCCTCTCATACATGGACGCGACGGCACTCTCCGGTGGAGATTTTCCTACCGGGGTCGTAGGCACTCCCTTCAAGGGGGTATACGACCTCCCATACATCAGGCTCTGAATCGGGGTTGCCTTGCCCGAATAGGTAGGCGGTTTTTCGGGCGGCGCTGGAATCCCCAACTTGCCTAAGTCTGGTTCTTTGTATCGTCCTCGTCTGAATTTAGCCATCTGTCACCTCACAGTAAAGCCGTTATCGGTATGTTTGGGTCGAACTGAGGAGCCGTAGCCAAGTGGCCCGCCTCTAACTGCTGGGGAGCCAGCTCATACGGCTCCGCTTCCGAGAGGGCGGCCTGTCCCGCAATCTGGCGGTTCAGCATCGACATCTCATGCTGTTGCCGTAACTTTTCCTGATTCGCCAGAAACTGCTGGTCCTCTTTCGCTACCCGACGGGCTTCCTCGTTATTCTGTTCCAGCCACGTCAGCATCTCTTTCGCTGCTTCCCGTTGCGTGGCCTTTTGTTGCCCTGTCATCCGAAGTTGCTCCTCCAGCGCCGTTTTCGCATCGCTGTCGGGCATCCCCTTTATCATATAGTAGATGTCCTTACCCACCGACCCCGCCATCAGAGCGGCAAGCCCCCAACTCAATATTTCCTTTATTGGGAATCCCATGTCATATCTCCTATATGTTCATTCCTTCCTCAGCCAACCCCGCGTCGTCCTCAATCAGCCCGATCTCCCTAGTCACGAAATCCGACAGTCTTTTCATGTCGTCCTCAATTCCTGCCTCTATCTCCTTCTGCCTCAACTCATATTCCAACTGACGAGCCACCTCTCCCCCCCTCTCCCTCATAATCCTTATCATGTCCCCCTGCACCAATCCAGCAGTTTCCTCCCAACTCAACGTTCCCTGGTCCCCGGCACGTTTCCGAAACCAGTGGTCTATCACATACTTCACTTGGTCCATTGACTCCCCCAACGCCAACTGCCTCCCAACCACCACGTTTGCCGCCGACGTATCACTCAACGCTTTTGTCGGTTCCGACAGAAACTTCGCCTGCGTCCACCGCAGGTCCCGTAGCTTCTGTTTCAACTCATTCAATTCTCTACTGCCCCCTCTAGGACGCATAAATTTCCAAATCGGTAATCCCTCTTCCTTACGAATCGCTACCTTCTCGGCCCGTTTCTTTTCTCTCTCGGCAAACTTCTCCTCCTTGACCTTGATGTATCTCTCCAGCGCCTTGATCGACAGGCTCACCCGTTGTAGGCTCTTGACAAACCCTTCCGGGGTCCTGTTTGCCATGTCCTCATCCACCATCCTCGCCCACTCTTCGGGGTTCCCCTGCCCCCAAATTATATCTGACGGGTCGCTAGCGGCGAACTTGGGGACCCTTGCCGCCTCCAGCATCAGGTCAATCCGTTCCAGCAAGTTCTCCTCGCCCGCCAGCGCCTGCTCCATCCGCGCCCGTTCCGTGGACAGTTCCGCCATGAACTGCTTGTATCGAGCCGACGACGACATCATATCGTGGCCCAGCGACTTACTCGTTTCCTCTAACGACCCCGCCATCTTTTCCTCCAAGTCTACACTGTCCGGTTGCGCTTCCGGAGCCGCTTCCCCGGCACCGCTGGCTGCCGCTCCGCCTGCCAGTCCCGGTCGTCCCCCCTTACCGTACATCTTCCGCTTCTGATGCAGGAAGTCCCCCAACATAATTTTGTATCCGAGCAGGTCCGTCAGCCGTTGGTGCCTCGCCTGCCCTCTGGCAATCCTCAACTGGTCTTGGTAGTAAGGACGCAACACGTCCTCCTGAAACTGCAATCTCGACTTGAGCGCATCCGTCTGCGCCCCCACCAACCCCTCCTGCGACTCCACCGAGCGTTCCTCCAAGGCCATCCGCTCCCCGAACATCTCCAGCTCCATGTCCCGATTCAGTTGTGCCTGCTCCCGCTGAAGCGCCGCTTGCTCGTCGGCCAGTCCTCGTTGGAAATCCATGTTTCTTAACGTCATCCGTTCCCGCCAGTCCTGCTCCGACTCCTGCATCCCCTCCTGCACGGCCCACCCCTCCTCGGCCAGGTTGCGGTTCTGCATCAGTTGTAACGGACCCAGTATATTCGGATCCCCCGTTAGGGGCATCGCCGTCGAAAACGCCGGTAATCTAGCCATGTCTATCTCCTTACGCCTCGATTCGTCTCAACGGACTCGGTACCGGATACCCTTGCGTCGGAGCCGCCGGTGCTCCCGTCGGAGCCGGTCTCGACGTGGCCTCTCGCCCGCCGCCCGTTCCCGGATACCCCCTCGGCTGCCCAACCACCGGTGATGCCGCCGGTCCCTGTGGTCTCCGTCCTCCCTCATACGCGCCCTCGGCCAGCCCCGCGTTGATCTGTATTCCCCGCTGCTGCTCCTTCATCTCCCGTTCCCACAACGCCCGTTGCGCCATGTACTGCATCATCTGGGCATAGTATGGAGCATGTGGTACATACGCCAACGTCTGGTTCGCCGTAAAGTCGGCCAAGTCGCCCAGTCCCGCCATCCGTAGCTGGTCATACGCCAAGTTCATTCGGGACAGGTTCGCCTCATTCACCATCCCCAACTGCTCCTGTTGCTGGAAAAACTGCACACTCGCCTGTGCCACCTCAGTCGCCATGTTCGCCGCGTTCTGCTCCGCCCACGAAATGTACTGCATCCCCGCCTGCGTAATCTTGCCTTCTTCCCCCAGAGCCACAACACCGGCGTTGTTCACCAACTGCTCCCCGGCCACGCCCACCTGCGCCACCAGCGCGTCGGACTGCTGCTGTGCATCCATCGTCGCCTGCTCCAGCACCGTTCGTTGCTGTGCCGCCACGCTGTCGTACCCGGCTCGCAGGTCCGCCATCTTATCGTTGTACGCTATCTCGTACTTCATCCCCAAGTCCGACACCTGCATAGCCCGGCTGCTGTCCAGCCGAGCCAGCAGGTGCGGGGGCGGATCACCATTGTACCGTGCCACGAGGTCCGCCTTCTGCGCCTCGTAGGATTCGTTGATCGCCCGTGCCCCCACGCTCATCGCTTCCGCCGACATATCGGCAAACTCACTCAGCGCCACGTCCCGCATCCCCTTCGTCTCGGCCACCGCCGCTTCCATCATCTGTTTCGCATCGTCAACCGTTGCATCCCCCCGCTGACGCACCTCGCCCAGAATCCGCTGCGTCCCCTCCTGCGCCCGCGCCACCAGCTCCTCTCCCTTTCCGGCAACCCGTTTCTCCCTCTCCTCAACCGCACCCTGCACCTTTCCGGGCATCGCGGCCACCGCCCCCTTGGCACCCGCCAGCTCCGCCGCGCCCATCGCCCCCGCCTGAGCAATCGACCCGGCCCGTCCCCCCGCCAGCGTCGCCGCTTCGCCCCGACCTTGCTCCAGTCCGGCAATCCCCCTCATCTGCAAGTCCTTCGCCTCCTGCTCCAACCTCTGCCGCTCGGTAATCAGCCGCTCCTGCTCCCCTATATCCCGCTCCATCCGTTTCCGCCATTCCTCCGGCGACCCCATGTTCATTCGGGTGGTGGGCGTGGTGGTCCTGAGCGTCCTCGTTCCACCCGGCCCACCGCTCACGCTAAATGTACTTGTCTGCGTACCCCGGCTGATGTTTCCGATGTTCCCCAACGGCTTCACCTGTGTCCCCCGCTCCGTCGAGGTAATCTGTTCCGGTCCCTTCTCCCCAACAATCGCCTGCTCCCCCTTCTTCAACGTACCCCCCTTCGCCATCATCCGCAACGGACCCTTCTTCCGCCACAATTCTCCTCCCGTTCCCAGGACCCCGGAAGGGTTGGGTGTTCGGGGCTTGCGGGGAGCAAGTGGATTCACGGGCGTGTAGGCCGCCGGCGGACGTTGGGAGGCTTGCTGCACCGGGACCTGCACGGGAGCCCGCACCTCATCGGTCGGACCGCCGCCCTCCGTAGGAGACGGAGCGGCCACGGGCATCCCACTCGCCCGTGCTAACGGGTCCGGTTCCGCACCGCCGCCCATCAGAAACTGTTTGGGCGTGGGGGCCGTGGGGGTGAACGGTCTGGGGGGCAGTAGGCCGGGAGGCAATCCTTCCGGGGTCCAGATAGTGGGACGTTGCTGGAACGCCTTCTGTCTGCGCAGTAATCGTCGGCGCTCTTCGGTTTGCCCCATCTCCAGGCCCCCTTGCATCAGGTACCGTGTCTCCGGGGGAGCCGGTGGTACGATTGGGGGTCTGTTGCTTATCTGCATGTCATTCTCCCATGTGGCTTTACGTGGTGATAGTCTTGCTCACCGTTATTGTACCGACTATGAGCACTCCTGTCAACTCAAAGTCCGTCCCGCTGGACACCTGCTCGATGTACGGCTCCAGTGTCACCCCGTCCAGATTCAGGTCCTCCACACACTCAGACGGGTTGTTCGACACCGATGTCGTACTATATCCCTCCAGCGAGTCGTCCGACCTACCCCGCTGGTTCCGATACACGCCCAGCTTCACGTCCGTGGACGAGTCCGCGTAACTCCGTCCGAAGCCGGTCAGCCCCGTCATTTTAAGGGCGATGCTCTTGATGACCTTCCGGGCGAACCGGGGCGAGTACGTGCCTACCGGCGGGTTCACCGGCCACAGCCGCAGGGCCACCTTCACCGGGTTCTTCAGGTACGTGTCCCCCGCTACCAGCGTCGGGGCGCCTCCCAGCGGACTGCCGCTGGACATCGTGGTCCCGTTGCTGTAACCCCACTTCCCGGCATTGGTGCCGCTCATCACGTACACCATGTCCCCGGCGTCCATCGACGCCGCTACCGTATCCTCGTCGCCTCCTTCTCCCACCGTAGCGATGTCGGTAGCGTCGCCCAACATGCCGTGCGACGGTGAGCCTCCGATGTCGCCCCGGTCGTAGTCGGGCGTCGTCACCTCTCCGTTGTCGTGGTACCAGTAGCTTCGTATCGTGTCCGTGTCGCCGGTGATGTCCGGGCCGTAGGTGATGTGGCTCGCACCGACGCCCTCCAGGATGCTGACGCTGCGGGTGTTCTCCCAGAAGCAGATGGCCTCATGCACGTCCGGGTTCAGGATGTACAGGCATCCCATCGCCTCGTCGTAGGCCATCTCGCAGTTGGTCAATTGCCCGGCCCACTCGTCCCGCAGTATCCGGTCCAGCGCTCCGACCATCGTGCAGTTGCCGCCCGCCGAGATGAAGTACAGGCCCTGCTCCGTCAGCACGGCGAGGTTCCGGTCGATCTTCGCCACGCAACGGGCGTTGACGACCGCCTTGTCCTCCACCCAGCGGCTGATGTTCACGTCCACACCCACCTTCGTAATCGAGTAGATAACGCTGCCTGCCACCGCAAACGCATAGTTGCCGACCTTGATGATCCGCTTGACCACCCCATCCATCGGAGCCGCCTCGTAGTCGAACTCACTGCCGAACTCCTCGGTGCCCTCCACCCTCGGATTCGTCCACACCAGCCCCAGACCCGCGTCCTCATCGGGATCTCGTGCGGCGAACACGCTGCCCTCGTAGTAGCAGGCCGCCGCGCTGTCGGGCGCCTCCTCCACGGGGTCCATCCACGGATCGTACTGTTTCTGCAACACCAGCGAGTAATCATCCAGCGTCCCCACCTGCACCGTGGATATGGTCCCCTGTTCCGTCCTCTCGATCAACTGCTCCCGGTAGTACACCGCTCCGTTGTACCCGTCCGACAACGGGTTCCGCAGGTTCTGGGTCCGGTACACCTCCACGTAGTCGAAGTCCTCGTCGAGGTGGTCGTCGCTATCCCCATCGGGGTAGTCATAGATGTTGATGCCGTGCAGGTGCGTTTCCAGCGTATCCTTGTCCAGGGTGAACTCGTACTCCTTACTCCTGCCGCTGTATACCTTGCGGCCCGAATGGTAGAACTTCACCATCACCTTGTACCGCCCCCGGTGGTGCAGGTACCCTCCCGTCGTCGCATGGTCATCTCGTATTGCTGGGGCCGCCGCCACGTCGGTGGCGAGGGCCACCCCGCCGTCGGTGTAGGCCCCCACGAAGTCATACCGCCAACCGGAACCGGCCACGTCGTACATGACGAAGGGTTGCTGCCCCTGCGTATAGATGTAGATAAACTCACCCTTGACGGCCACGTCGATGTTGGCGCTGTTGACGGAGTACCCACTCGGTCCCGTAATGCTCTCAGACTTTCGGGCGCTGCATGAGGGGATGTAGTAGTAGTAGTACATGTCACTGCCCGACCGACACAGGAGTCCACGGGTGACCTCCTCCTCGTCCACGTCGTAGCTGGCCACGTAGCGGAACGCATTGGCGTTGGTTAGGTGGGAGTTGGTGTTGATGAGGACGTGGCCGGGATACTTGCGCACCGTGCCCGGAAACCGCCCGTCGACGCCCACCATTCGGCTACAGAAGCCCTGCGGCAGGTTGTCGGGAGAGCGGCTCGCATCCATGAACACCCCTGCGAGAGGGTATTCCAGGTCGTAATCCGCCTTTTCCGCCATTATGTCGTTCCCACCTTAATCAGGGTCACGATCACGGCAACCAGAATGGCTGAGGATAGTCCCAGCAACACCCGGTTGATCGTTTCGATACGGGCCATCCGGCTCAGGAGGCCCTCGTGTCCGTTCCCTCTTAGCGTCTCGTTGATCTGCCTGATTTCACCTTGCACGCCTTTGATCTCCTGCCTGCGCCATTCACATCGTCTTGGGTCAAACTGTCCATCTGTCACTTTCGGCTCTCCCATTGTTTGAGGACGGCATCGAGGGTAGTCACCTGTCTGGACGCTACGAAGTCCCGGTCGGATTTGCACTTCTCCATCACGTCATCCCTCATCGGCAGTATCACCTCCGGCCTGTCCTTCTTGTAGTCCAACCGGTTCCGGGCTTCCTGTTCCAGCTCGTCCTCCCCCGCCACCACGTAGGCGGCGATGAAGGAGTTACGAACGAAATCGTTGTAGTTCCAACTGTAACCCCGTTTGTCCGCATAGTGCCAGCAGATGGCCTGCGGATGGTTCCACTGTTCATACCCGCAGGTCGTCATCTTCCAGTTAATGTACGCTTCCCCTCCCCCGTAGATTCCCAACTCCGGACTCCATGCCCCCACCTCATCGAACGTGGACCGGGGTACCAGCATCCCGCAGGTGCTCATCACCGGCACCTCGTAAGGCTCCGTGTGCCCGTTCGCCGAGCAGAACCGGTACTGCAACCGGTCCTTCACGGCATACTCCAGCAGGTGGGGGTCCAGCATGTACCGAATCAAACAGTGGACGCCACCCAGTCGTCCCTCGAACCCGTCGGCAAATTCGATCAGATGCTTCATCGTATCCCTCCCCAGGATACAGTGAGCGTCGAGGAAAAACAGGTGACGCCCGCTGGCTTCGGAGACGCCCAGATTCTTCGCCTGCCAGTGACTCAAACGGTCCTCGTAGGCGAAGAATCGAAGCCTCCCGTTCCGCGTCAGGGACGACTTGAGGCCCGTGAAGTACTCGTTCGTCTTGTCGGTGGACCGGTTGCTGACCACCAGTATCTCGTATTCGTAGCCCGTATGCTCCAGCTCCTCGACCACGCTCTGTACTGTGAACAGAACCTGCGGGTACTCGTTACAACACGGAATGATTACGCTCACGTCCACCAGGATTCTCTCCTTGTATAATCCACCAACGCCCCTCCACCAACTCATACGTCAAATTATCCAGTTCCGGTCCAATTCTTTCCTGTATCGTTTTTTTGTTCCAGGTAGGATAGACATGATCCGGGTCCTTCATGCTTTTGGGCACACTTATCACAACCCGACAACCCTCCTTCCCTATCCGTTTCGCTTCCCGAAGCAGGCCCCCGAACTCCTCGTAGTGTTCCAGGATATGACTCAATACCACAGTGTCGAAACTACGGCAGGGAAGCCCCGTGTCTCTAGCGTCTCCTACTCTCCACATACCGGCGGGCGAGAGATGTCTCATCGCCTGTATTGCCACCCCGCTTATATCGACTCCCACCACATTTTCTCCATCCCTGTAGGCACTCGTCAGCCCACACCCCAGGTCAGCCGTTCTACCTCTCAACTTATTCCTCAAGTGCCGAAACAGCGGCTCCCTCTTGCTCAGGTATTTGTCTACAGACACCCTCCATCTCTTATCCCAAAACTCTCTCGATCCCATACGAGGAGCATCCTTCCCCCTCTCCACTCTAGTGCCTCGGTGCACCGCTAGACTTTCAGTGGTCTTTCTCCACGAGTACCGGAACCCCGCTCTTTCCATCTTCTGTGCATACTCGCCTCCAGGGTTTGACGAGGCATCCCACAATCCGATTTTCTCAAAATCGCTCCTACGAAACAGCAAGCATCCCGTACCGCATCGGTTAAGGAGAGTATGTCCGTTTATCTCCCCCTCTATATATTCCCCCGCACAGAGATGATAGGGCCGCAGGGGGGATACTACGACATCGGACCCCTTACAGTCGGTCATCGACTGGAGGGAATCTTGCAACCATCCCCTCCGGTACTCTATGTCATTATCCGAGAACACAATGTACTCACTACGAGACACGGAAGCTCCTAAGTTTCTCGCTAAACCCAACCCGATATTCGTGGGACAAACTAAGTGAACGTCCACACATTGAGTCTTGATGTACTCCGTCTGCTCTACAGGGCCGTTGTCCGCCACAATAATACGGTGGGGAACCAGCGTAGCACCCCGCAACGAATGGAGCGTAGCCTGTAGCAGCTCCAGCCTCTCCAGACAAGGAGCCCACGACGAAATCACTATGTCTACGAGATCACTTGCCATTGTATGTTTCCTTCCCAGTCAAACCGGACGTCCTTCTTCACCGCCGCCTTCACTTGATACGGCGAGAACCTCCGGGCAACGATTACAAGTTTCGGGCCCTCCACAAAAACAAACCACCGGTGGTCCGCTCTTCCGAATAAGAGTTCCGCTTGAGGCGTGGGGAACCAGAGGGTACCCTTGCGTGAAATGCGTACAAGCTCGGCAAGGGCACGGTCGGGATTCGAGGTGTGCTCGATTACATGGTGACACCGACTGTACTCGAACTCCTTGTCCCCGAACGGCATGTTCTCCATCGCACATAACACAAACTTTCCCGGTATCTCCACGTCCGGCGTGTACACGTCCGTATAGACGTCATACCCCGCCGCCGGTATCCCACCGCATCCTACCTCGACCTGCATATTACGCTCCCACCTGATGCAGTATCTGGGGGTCCGTATCCCGGAACACCTGCACCTCTTCCAACCGCGCCTCTTCCCGCCAGTCCACTATCGCCCGATTCGGCTGCGTCGGGTCGTCGTCTATGTTAAGGACTCCGGGTCCGCCGTGGTACAGTACCCGCTGTTCCACTGTTTCGTGGGTCTCTGTGTCTCGGTTCTCCTCCACGCACGGTCCCAGGGTCCCTTCCTGCCAAGAGGGGACCGGCCAGAACTTCCCGACAAGCCACGAAACCGGGTGTATCTGTCTCGGCCCCTGATTATTGTAAAAAATATTCCGCAGCTTCCGATACGCCTCGTCCACCTGCGCCCCCGTCGTATCGTGCGGCGGGTTGTCCCGGAACAGGTGGTAACAGATCACGTCCCGATGCACGTAACAGCTCCCCCCGGACAACCACACCTTCAGGGTCATCTCCGGCCCTTCGGCCCCCCACTTGCCCAGCTCCTCGTTCATCCCCCCCAACTGCCAGTACCGGCTCTTGCGTATCATCCACCCGCAGCCCGTCATCCCCATCGTCGGTTCCGCCTCCTGCTCCTTCCGGTGCGGGTGCCACCACTTCTCCACCAAGTTCCGATTCAGGTACACCGACCCGTAATCGTGCCCCTTGCCCATCCACTTCTCTTCGTCCAACGCATCCAGCCGGTTCACTACCAAATCCAGCGGCCCGCACGCCCGCTTCATATACTCGTCCCATCCCGGCGACATCTTGACGTGGGCGTCCAGTACCATGAGGAACTCCCCGTCACAATCCCCCGCCACCTGATTCACGGTCGCCCGCTTACCAATCCCCGTATCGCGCATCGGCCTCATCTCCACCGAACCCGTCGCCGCTTTCTGTATCTGTTCCACCGTCCGGTCCAGATACTTCTCCCCCTCGACATAGGGGATAATCACCGTCACCTTGCCCGGATGGTGCTCCATCCACTTCCCGGCCCGGCACCGTTCAGAGGCCCAGTTCACCTTCTTCTCCATGTGGCACCCGCACAACTTACACCTCGTACCGTTTACCAGCTCCGAACACTTCAGGCACCCCTCCCGCCACCGGATGTCCCTCTCCTCTCTCGACGCCCGTACCTTCTCCCCCTTGGCGGCCTGTTCCACCCGCCGTGTTACGGCCCCGGCGAAATTCTTGACCATCTGTGGCTTGCTCGGCAATTCACTCATGCGACTCTCCTAATACCCCCAGTAGAATGTTCCCGTGTTACCCGGACCATCGGCGTGAAGCCCATCCGTATTCGGGAAGTAGCAGTAATCATAGGGCGACCACGACCCGGTGCAGTCCACGCAGTCCGTTCCGCCCTGACAGATGTCCACCACTCCTGCCGAAATTGTATCCCCGGCACCACAAAATGTAATCGTGATGGAGGTACCGGTCCCCGTATCATACTGCCATTGACAGGTACCTGCATTTCTTGTCGCCGTGCCCTCCACCTCGCAGTCATCATCTCCGACAAACTTGACGGAGAACCCGGAGGGGTAAGCCTCTTCGAGTGCATCGCAACAGTCCGTGCAATCCCCATACCCCTCGGTAGTCGTACTACTCGTCGAACTGGTCGTGCTGGTCGTGCTCGAACTCGAAGTCGTGCTCGTAGTCGTCGTACTCGTAGTGCTGGTCGTCGAAGTCGTACTCGTAGTGCTTGTAGTACTTGTAGTACTCGTGGTGCTGGTCGTGCTGGTCGTCGAAGTCGTGCTGGTTGTGCTGGTCGTCGAAGTCGTGCTGGTCGTGGTCGTGGTACTGGTGGTGGAAGTCGTCGTGCTCGAGGTTGTAGATGTTGTGGAGCTGGTCGTGCTGGTCGTACTGCTCGTCGTACTGCTCGTCGTACTGGTGGTCGTAGTTGTAGTGGTCGTAGTTGTAGTGGTCGTAGTCGTGGTGCAACAGTCGTCGGGGATCTCGGCGCTGAGGGAGTCGGCCTCGCTGTCGTAGCAGACCTTGTACCAGTCGGCACAGTCCGGAACGTAGACCTCCAACCAACCGGGGTTGACCGTCCCGTCCGTTTCGGCGGGATCGTTGTAGCACGCTTCCAGCTCTCCCGCCTCGTAGACGCATCCCGGTCCCACTGACACTTGGGTGCAGTTCTCGATGGCGTCGTCGTCCGTATCATAGCCAAATAGCTCCGTTACGGTTCCCATGCGTTCTCAACCCTTCCGGGGTCCTAGCACGCGAAGATTTCCTTGATCTTCTCCACCGGGATAAACGGCCCCGGTGCGTACCACGTCCCGTCCTCCACCTGAAACACAAATATCTCGTCGTTTTCCTCGTACTGCGGCAGACAGTCTGACGCCGCGTACAGGTCCGCCGCATCACTATCATACGGGAACAGCAATGTCGCCGTCTCCGTCCCGCCCCGATTCGGCAGCGTAAACGATACCGTCGTGTCGCTGTCCCCCACGTTGCTCGACACCACACCCTTGTCCATGACGGCGACTGCGATGCGGCCCGTCGTGCCCGGCGTGTTCTGGCTGGGCATGATGCCCGTCGTCATCCGCGTCTCACCCAAGCTGTAGTAGGGTTGCCGCAGGTCCTCCTCCGGTTGCCGGACTTCCTCGGACCCCATCGGCGTCACCGGACGCATGGGGTCGTCGTTGTCTAGGACCCCGGAAGGGTTCAACGGGTCGGTCTCGACGAACGAGAGGGTTTCGGGGAGCCGCAGGCTCCAACGGGTGCTGTCGGGGGGATAGATACGCATTAGTAGATGCACCTCCCATACGGCCAACCCCGCCGACGGCTATGGTAGGCGTCCCGCGAACGGGTCGGGCCGTGCATGAAGTCCCGGTTGAACGCGCTCACGTCGAGGGACCGGCGGGCGTCCCGGTACTCCAACATCAGCGTCTGGTGTCGGCGGGTGTTGCCCTCGATGCCGGCAATCCGCAACGCAACTTTCAGGGCGGCCACCGTCCACAGGTGAGGATACCAGCTCGGCAGCACCTCGAACTTCGCCCCGCTGCCCGTTGCCAGTATGTTCGTGCTCCATGCCGGGGACACCGTGTAGGTCTTGTACGTGCTGCCCGACTGGGCCGTGATAATCCGTTGCTGCTCGATACTGTTGGGCGACGTGGGCAGGACCCGCAGGATGTAGCCGAGGTAGGCGTTGGGCCTTGCGTCAATCGTGCCCTCCGTCGGGGATGCGGGTGCGGTCACGCTCGGAACGTCGTTGTCGACCGTCGTGGCGAAGGCGCTGAACAGGTGGGCCGCGCCGTCGGGCAGGTAATATACGTGTACCGTCTCGTCGCCCGACAGGAAGTCCGGCTGGAAGTTGATCGTGTTCCCTTCGATCTTGCACCCGATCCCCAGCGTGCTGTTCCGGCTTCCCGTACCGAAGAAGTCCTTGTACCCCTCCGTCGTCACCTCGCCGATGCTGATAACCGTGCCCACCGTCGGGGGCAGGATGTACCGGTCCGTACCGTCCACGTAACTGAAACTGTAGTCGGCGACGAGCTGCGTGGATTCGTTTCGGTTGAGTTCCTGTAGTATCTGGGCAAACGCCTCCTCCGACAACCGGAGCAGGTGCGAATCGGAATACTTCTTGTTCGCCGTTGGTTCGTCGACCAGCAGCCGGATGCGGGCGAGTAGTTTAGAGATCGTCGAGTCCGTCGTCTCCGTTCCGGCGTCCGAGCCGCCCGTGCCCACCAGCGTTCCGTAATCGACCGTCTTGGTGTTGTTCGCGTTGTTGATCGTGATCGACTCGTCATTGGTGTAATCGTATCCGGCCCCCGCCGCGAAGATGTAATACGTACCGTTGGGCACCCAGAACGTGACCAGTCCCGCTGCGTCCGTAGTCAGGTATCCCTGCGTGACCGGCGACCCGGTGGCGCTGGAGGACAGCCACACCCTCGCTCCCTGAATCGCCGAACTGCCCGTCGTCCGTACCGTGATCCCCGCACTGTACCCCCCCGCCTCCGCTATGTCGTGCAACCGGTTTTCGATGCTGAACGTGGCCAGTGCCGCGTTGACCGTCTGCGAGTCGATGGTGGCACCGTCAATCCACACCGTGTAGTCGTGCCCGGTGGCGAAGTTGGCGCTGTCCGATGTGTCAATCGTAACCCGGTGGATGCCCACGTCGGGGTCCGCGTTCGAGCTGGACACGCTGCTTCCCGTGCAATCGGTCCCGTCGTCCCTGTCCACCTTATAGCTTCCGTACCCGGAGGGGTTCTGGCTCGCTCCGTTGGAGTCGTTCGAGGACCACCAGAAGGTTACGGATTCATCTTCTTGTATGTCGCCGAGATACATTACGCTGCTAACCTCCCTGTTCGTATCAGAGAACTGCCGTGTGCCAAGGTCGCATTTATTTTCCGCCGCGCCCTCTCCTCCGCCGTCGTCGTACTACTGGTTGTCGATGTCGTAGAACTGGTGCTGCTCGTCGTACTCGTCGTCGAAGTCGTACTCGTGGTGCTCGTGGTGCTCGTCGTCGAAGTCGTACTGCTCGTCGTACTCGTCGTCGATGTGGTGGACGACGTGGTGCTGGTCGTACTGGTTGTCGACGACGTGGTGCTGGTCGTAGTCGTTGTAGTGCTGGTTGTCGATGTCGTCGTGGAACTCGTCGTCGAAGTGGTTGAGGACGTGGTGGATGTAGTGCTGCTGGTCGTACTGGTGGTGGACGAAGTAGTACTTGTAGTACTTGTAGTACTCGATGTGGTGGATGTCGTGGACGATGTGGTACTGGTCGTCGTGGATGTCGTGGTCGTCGTGGATGTCGTGGACGTGGTGCTGGATGTCGTCGAGGTCGTACTGGTCGTCGTGGATGTCGTAGTGGTCGTCGTGGAGGTTGTCGAACTTGTGGTACTCGTGGTGCTGGAGGTTGTCGATGTGGTGCTGGTCGTAGTCGTCGTAGTGGTCGTGGTCGTGGTCGTGGCCGCGGCGGCCCAGAAGCGGAGGCCCTGGCCGGACCAGTCCATGAAGCAGTGGGGATCGGCGGCGAGCTGGGCGGCCTGGCCGGAGGTAAGACAGCGATTATAGAGATAGACATACTCGACGTCGCAGGCGAGATTGAATCCCTCCGACCGGTCGGCACCCAAAATTAGACCGTCGGCGGATGCCGTCAGGCCGGTAAAGTCCGCGTCGCTGCCGAATAATTTTCCGTCAACGTAGCACCATATCCCGGCAGTAGACCAAGCGACGGTGATCGTATGCCAGGCGGAATCGGAGATAACACCCGTAAACGTGCCATCGTCAAAGTCGGTATCATAAAAGCGTATTCGTAATGCTGACGAGTTAATATCCCAATCCAGATACCCGCTATCTTCATCCTGCAACAGCGTATCGTTATCGTCGTAAGTGTTGATCCTTACCCGGATCGTGATCGACCCCGTTGCCGGTAAGACAGTGCCCGCTGGGATGAGGCTGACGAAATCGTTCGTCCCGTCGAAGGAAAGATGACCGGACTCCCACGTCGCTCCGGATACCGTACCGTCGTTCCCGTTTCCGCTTGCGTCATGGGCCGAAGGCCCCGCGCCCTCGTTGAGCAGCCACGCACCGACGAGATCTTCGGCCAGTGGGTGCGTCAGGTTGATCTGCGCCCCTGGAGGCGGCTTCTCGCTGTGGTAAATCTCGGTCATCTGTTAGGCATCCGTCCAGTTCCACCCCTTCCACGAATACGTCACCGTAAACGTATTGGTCGACCCGCTCGATTTCGTCCCCACCAGGATGTGGGCCGTATTCAGAAACGTAAACGTTTTCTGGTCCGACTCCGTATCCGGTGTCGGGAATGAAAACTCGTAAAACGTTATGTCGTCGTCGTTGGTGCCGTCGCGACTTTTGTAGAAACTTGCGTCCAGGTCGTCCGTGTCCCCGCTGCCAACCACCTGCAACGTGACCTCCACCCCCTCCAACCCGCTCGTCGTCAGGTCGATGTCCAGTATGGTCGACTCAGTTGTCCCCACCGTCGCCGTCCCCGTACTCTCCGAGCCCCAATTCTTTTTATACGTAGTCATTCCAGACCTCCCGTATCGACTCCATCTCCGCCTGCACCCGTTCCTTCATACCGTTCGATCCCAGCAACTGGCGGGAAAACTCCCCTACGGGAATCTTCTTGAAGTGTTCCGCGTACAGTACCGGGTCCACCCGGTACCGGTACCCCTCCTCGTGTATCCGGTGGGTGAAGAAGGAATCCTCCGTCCCGCCGAAGCACCCCGTTCCGTAGTCGTACCACGGGAACTCCAGCTTCTCGAACACGTCCCGGTGGATCATGGTGAACCCCGCCGCCGCCAACGCCACGTCAAACGGCTTCCTGCTCCGTATCCTGTCGGCCATGTCCTCCACCCACCCGTTCACGTCGCCCAACTCGTACTGCAAGATGGGAAAAATCCCTTTGTCCAGCAGCCCGTAGTACCACCCCGCCGCCACCGGCGCCCCCATCGACACCAGTCGCTCCACGGAAAACTTGGGCACCAGCTCGTCCACGTCGATCCACAACAGGTAATCCGAGGTCGTCTGCTGGAGGAACCTGACGACAATCTCGTTGCGAACCTTCGCTACCGGATGTCCCTCGACCGGGATAATCCCCTGAATATGCCTGTCGTGGCTCAGGTCGTAGGTAATCATCTCCAGCAGTCCCTTGAGGTAATCCTTCTCCGCCGCGTCATACGTCGGCATCCCTATCTGTACGGTGGCTTTACTCATTCCGGCACGTCCCTATCCATCCCCCAGTAGTTCAACTGATTCCGTATCTGATCCTCTACCGTCGCCGCAAACGTCGTATAGCGGGCATCCATCACGTCCCGCTTCTGTCCCAGTGTCAGGGTCGCCGTCACCGGTATCGTCAACCGGCGTTCCACGATCTCTCCGTTCAGGATGGCCGCGTACTCGGTCGGGTCCTCCGCCTCCAACCACGGCACCTCGCTTTCCGTTTTCGGCGCGTACTGCTTCACCGCCGTCCGGTAGTTCACCCCCGCCGCGTTATTCTCATCCGGCACCGGCACGTGGAGCACCGCCGTAATCTCGTGCAGCGCATCCGTCGTCTGCAACACGTGATAGTCGCTCATGTCATCACCTGTATCTTCCGTTTCCTCCGCCGTTCCGCGTCGGTCATCGACTCGTCCGTCATCCGCCGCTTCTCCCGATAACTCTCATCCCGTATCCGCTCGGCCATCTGTCGGCTCTCGTAGGGCTGCCGCAACCGCTTGCGGACTTCCAGCGCGTTGTACCGCGTGAATCCGCCCAGCGACGGACCCACCACGAACACATCGTAAAATTCGCCCGCCGTCCGGTTGTGCCACCGGGCAATCACCCAGTTGCCCGCATCCTGATGAAAATAGACAAAGAGTCCCCGGACATCCGGGAACTCTCTGCTTACCCAACGAGATAACTCCGTATCGGAGTGATTGGTTACTCGATGCCAACGGGGATTCCACGTCATCAACATACCGCGTCTCCCTATGTCAAAGTTAATCGTCCACCGATGCGGTCCCAATAAGACCGCCTGTCTCCGTCACAGCCTCGCAATAGTAGTTCTCGAACAGGTACGCCGCGTCACAGACAATCGCCGCCGCCTTGGTGGCTAGGTTCGTTGCGATGTAGTTGTCGCAGATGATACCCGTCGTGCCCGTCAGAAGCTCGATACCGGGCTCCGTATCCTTCGGCTGGAGGATATTTCCCTTAATGAGAATATCCGTGCTCAACGTAGTGATACCGTTGATACACGCGGTGCTGTATTGGCCCCGTATATCGTTACCCTCTATCAACGGATGCGTCGAGGCACCGCTCAGCTTAATGGCACAGGTACACCCGTCGCAGGAAGCGTGGGTGGTGAACTTGTTGTTGCGGATGGTGGTGTAGTTGCAACCGGCCTTCAGGTCAATCCCGATCACGAACTCGTCCGTGCCGTCACCTGCCTCGCCGTCCATAAACTCGCAATTCTCGATGGTCGTATGCGTTACGCCCGCCTCGATGTCCACGCCAATTGCCACCACCGTCACCGATGGTCGGAACGTCAGGTTCTTCAGCGTACACCCGTTCGCTCCAATGTCGAACGAGGAGTTCGCGTGGTTGAAGTCGATCCTCGGTCGATCCGGGCCGCTGCCCAGACCGATAATCGAGGTGCCCGCCACGTCCAGATCAATCTGCGCCTCGGCCAGGTCCTCCGCGTGACCCGCCGCCACGTAGATAATATCTCCGTTGTTGGCGGTCGCCCGGTTGCTGATCGCGTAGTCAATGGACGCACAAGGCAGTTCCCACGTGTATCCGGCTCCCGCCGCATCGCTGCCGGTCGCCGAGTCCACGTAGTACTTCTTCCCGGAGATCGCCGTCTCGCCATACGTATCGAGCGTCTTGTCAACCCGGCTGGCCCGGTTCACGGCGTTCACCACAACATTGTCCATCTGCGCCGTTCCCAGCGCCACGATGCCGATACCCGCCTTGGCCCCGTAACACCGGTTGCCCAGCACGGTACCCGTTGAGGACCCATGCAGGCCAATCGTCAGCCCGGCGCCGGTATCGACGTTGTGGATCACGTTGTCCTTAATCAGCAACATCGTTCCGGCAGCCGTCGCGCCGTCGATCACGTAGTCGCTCCAGTCGCCCCAGAAGTAGTTGCCTTCCACGATAGACTCGTCGGTCGCGCCCTCGAACACAATCGCGTTGGTATCCGACCCACCGGAAATCCCGATGAACTTGTTGTTCCGAATCGTCAGCCGGTCGGCGTCCGCCGCCGCCGAGATCGCAATCAGCATCTCCTTGGTGCTCGACGTCTCCGCAAACCAGCAGTCCTCGATGGTACAGTCATCCCCGTTCCCGGTGATGTTGATACCCTCAGCGATACCGCCGGTGTAGTTACTGAGAATCTTGAGGTTCTTCAGCGTACAACTGGCCGCGTCGATCTTCACGGTGGCCGTACCCGCTGTCGTCAGGCTCAGGGTCGGAATGTCCGCCCCCGTCCCGACACCGATGATGGTCAGGCCCGCCTTGTCAATATCCAGCGACTCCGCTGCGGTCAGGTTCTCCGCGTGGCCCGGTGCAACGTAAATCACGTCACCGTTGTTCGCCGTGGCGAGGTTGACCGCCGCATCCAGTGTGGCCACGGCATCCTCCCAGCTTATGCCGGTCGCATTACCGCCCTGACCCGAATCCACGTACCACTCGTTACCCGGAGAGGTGCCGAGGCCGCCTACGTCCGTGCCGCTGCCACTACCAGCCGTGTCCGTTACCGCCGGAACGGGAACTCCACCCCGGTTGATCGCGTCCACCGCAAGGTTGCCGGCACACTTCATCGAGCCGGGGTCCAGAACGATGCCCGGCGTGTCCGAATACAGTCGGTTGTTCGCCAGTATTCCGGTGCCCGCAGCCGAAAACTCAATGGCGTGCTGCCCCGTGGCCACGTTAGAAACGAAGTTGTTGATAATCAACGCATTGGTGAATACCTGGTCCGACCAGATACCGGCGTTGTCCCAGTCCCCCTCAACGTGGCAACCCTCAATCCTCAGGTTGTCCACCGTGGAGGAAATGGCAATCGCGCGGGCACCGCCGTCGCCCGTACAGGTGAACACGCAGTCCTTAATCACGCAGTCATCCGTCGCCACGTCGATGGCCGTACACGCCTCGTAGGACCCAATGTCCATCTCAAAGTAACAGTTGTCCACCGTCACCCCGGCACCGTCAATGTCCATCAACAGCGTGGTGTCCACCGCCACCGGCTTCAGAATCAGGTTCCGCACCAACACGTTCGCCGCGTCGATGTTGAAGATGCAACCGGTTACGCCGGTCGCCCCGATACTAAACGTCGGTCTCAGGTTCCCGGAACCCAGTCCGATAATCGCCACGCCCGCCACGTCGACCGCCAGCGCCGTCGCCGTCGCAATCGTCTCCGTGTGCCGGGACGCCACGTAAATCACGTCTCCGGCGCTCGCCGTGCATTGTCCCAGCGCAAAGTCCAACGTGGCAAAGGGGGTATCCCACGAAGTACCGTTCGACACTGAATCCGCCGCCGACCCATGCCCGGAGTCAAGGAAGAAGATACTCCCTTGCGTCAAATAGTCGCCCTCCTGCAACCCATACCCCTCCAGGGTCGCCAAAAGAGCCGCTGAGTTTCTAATAGTCATCGTATATCTCCTTCACATTAAGTGGCCGAACCCGCTGCCGGTAACAGGAAGCCGCTGGTGTCCACCGTATCCGCGCCGTAACACTCATACGAGAAGCACGAACCGGGGTCGACCAGATTAGCATCCGTGTCCCCGTGGTAATAGTTCCGAATCAGGAACCCGGTCGAGGCAGCCGACAGTTCGATGCAGAAGTCACCCGACTCGTCGTTCTTCAGGAAACAGTCCTGAATCACGATGTTCGTGTTCACCGCATCGCTCCAGATACACGACTCGTTGAAGTGCCCGATAATCGTACACCCCTTAATCAGTACCCGGTCCTGTGCATCTTCGATCTCGATTCCCTCGTTCGATCCCGCCGCCACAGTCGCCAGAATCGTACAGTTCTCAATCGTGGTCTTGTCGGCAACATTCGCCGATGCCAGCGAAATCCCTGAAACGGCCTCGTAACTCGTGACGTTCATGTTGATCTCGCAGTTTCGGATCGTGCACCCGTCCGCGTCCACATCAATGATATGGGTCACGTCCACCGCCGATATGGTAAACCGCAGGTTGTCCAGCACGCAGTTGGCCGCCGCCAGATCGACGTCCGCCCCGGCCACACCGGTCGCCCCAACCGTAATCAACGGCCTCTCGTCCCCCTCTCCGATGCCTTTGATCGTCACGCCCGCCACGTCCACGTCCAGCGCGCTGGCCGAACTGACCGTCTCGGCGTGGTTGGGAGCCACCAGAATCAGGTCTCCGTTGTTCGCCGTACACATGCCTACGGCATAGTCAATCGACGAAAACGGCTGATCCCAGCTCTTCCCGTGCCCATCGTTCGCGTCAGAGGCGTTGGTCGCCCCTGAATCCACGAAGAAGATGTTGCCCGCCAGGAAGTTCACCTCCTGGATTCCAATTCGGCTGAGTACCTGCAACAGTTGATTTTCGTGATTGTTCGCCATGATACTCTATCTCCTATCTAGGACCCCGGAAGGGTTAAAACCCGCCGAGGCCCCCGTTCGTTAACTGGCTTCCGTCAGGCTGCTCAGCTTCAGGCCCCGCACGTCCACCGGCAGTACCTGACTATACTGCTGGAACGGTGCTTCGACCATCGCGGTCGTCCGTCCGTTGCTGTCGTGCACGGCCTTAAAGATGCCGCTGGTTCCGCCCATCGGTGCGATGAACTCGATCTCGTCGCCGAGGTCGATGCCCGTGCCCGGAGCGCCGATGCCGCCCATCGCCATACTGCGGGGCGGTACGTACCGCTTCAGGTTGCCGTTCTTCATCTTCAGACCCCATAACGTCTGTGGGGCGCAGAAGGGGGAAATCTTGATGTCCACCTCGCGTCCCTGGTAGGAGTGTGATACGGAGGCCCAACCGCTTTTCAACGTCAGCGCCTTGCCGTCCCGGTCGTAGTTCATCCGACCGGCACCGAGGTGCGGCTGTTCCAGATGCTTGCGGATAACGGCGTCCGTGGTCAGCATCGTGTCAAGCGAGATCCCATACGCATTGTACAGCTTCCCAATCGCGTTGTTCAGGACCGATTCCGTCAGCGGCCCGCTCACCGTGGTCAGCAGGCTCTTGAACTGCGGGTAACTGGACAAACTGAACGCCGCCGTGCTGTCGTTGCCCGTTCGGGTCCACGCCGTGGCGTCCCCGAACAACGTGCCGGATTCCTTAATCCAGTCCTCCAGCCCGTAGTGCCCGGTCCGGTACACCGCGGAGGACTGATATGCCCCCCGTGGGAAGATGTACGCAGTCTGGGAATCCAGCGCCCCGGTATTGTACAGCGCCGTACCGCTGATGTCGGTACCCTCTACCGAGCACACCGTTACGGTGCCCGCCAGGTAGTCCACGCCGTCCACGGCAATCCGCACATCGGTTGATCCGCCCGTCAGGACGTTGATCTTGTTCGAGCAGTCGGCATCGTCGTAGAAGTCCAGCAGCATCCCGTTGACGAACCACCGGGCCTGCGAGGATCCCGGCGTGAACGTACAGTGGGTCGTTCCCGTATAGGAACCGCCGCTGGCCGACAACGTACCGATGTGCTTGTCGCTCGAAGAATAGAAACTGACGGCCTCCAACTGGGACCGCATTTCGGCGAGGCCCTTCAGGTCCCGCATGATGTCCTTCACCACCGACGCCGGGAGGGACTCGGCCTTCAGCGCGTATGTCGGAACCCCGAAGTTCCCGTGGTGACAGTTCATCGTCACCGACCGGACCAGGTTGCCCACGTGGGGCGTCTCGGTGGGGTTGGGGAAGGATTGCAGGGCGTTGTAGAACAGCGACTGCGTGGAAGTGGTGTACGGTGTACCGCCCGTTTCCGGTCGAGCCTCGTACAAGCCGGATACACTGGTAGCGAAACGGTGCCGGATTTTCCAACCCCGTCCAATCCCGTCACGGGTGACATCTTGGTTGGTCCGCACCATTCCGGTATAAACAGGGTCGGTACCCGGCAAGGACTCCATCAGCAGTGCGGGTAATTCCTCACGGATCATGGAGTCCAGGGTATCCATAATGGTTGAAGCAGACATGATTCGTCTCCTCTCAAGTTATACTCTGTCCGTCGTACCGAACAGGTCTGTCAACATTTGTTCTGCTGACTACCGTTTCGGAGTCGCCGGTGAGAGCCTTGAGTGGAGACTATACTAGGAACGACGCATCGCCTTGCCCAAGCGGTAAAAGAACCGCTTGCTCACGTTGTCTATGTACTCGTCCTCGTTGTCGTCGCCACTGGGCTTTCGCTTGGGCTCAGATCCCTCTTGGAACGCAGCACTCAACGAAGCCATCTCGCCGCCGCCGAGTCCCGGAGTCACCGGAATTATCGGCTTGGGCGTCTGGATGCCGATTTTCAGGATGCGTTCGACAGCCGTCTCAGCGGCGCCGCGCACCAGTTCGGGTCCATACTTCTTACCCTGCTGCATCCGGAGTATCGTAATACTCCTGATCGTATCGGTCAGCCCGTCTTTGACCTCCTGGATGTCTTTCTTTTCGACACCACGGTCGGTCAAACTCTTCACTATCTTACCATATCCCTCAACCTTGTCAAGGGAATCTTTCACGTATTCCTGAAATTCCGCCTCCCCCTCTTTCTGCTCAATCGTGTCCAATCGTTCCAGTTTCTGCCGCAACGACGGGTCCAGCCGGTCCTCCGTGATGAGATCGTCCTTCCCGCTCGACTTGCCGTCATCTCCGTTGGTTCCGTACAACATCTCGTTTCGTTGCTCCTCGGACAGGCCAAAAGTCTCGCAGTACTCGTTAATATCCTCCACCCCCGCGTTGCCCCCCTGTATCTTCTCGATCAACTCTCCAATCCGCAAGCCCCGTTGGGCCTTCTCCATACTCTCTTTGGCCTCTTTCTCCATCTTCTTCGCGGCATCCATCGCCTGTGCCGCCCCCCCGTAGTGGGCATACTCCTTCTTGTACCCGTCTAGCTGCTTCTGTAACTGGTCATACGTCAAGGTCTTTGTCTCCCCGTTGACCTTCACCTCGACCTTCTGGCCCCCCACGCCCTCCGGCAACCCTTCCGGGGTCCCTTCAGGGGTGTCTTTCGGTTCGTCTTTCGGCGTGTCTTTCGGTTCGTCTTCCGGCATGATTCGTCTCCTATCTCGTTGGTTGTGGCTTATCACCCCGCCATCGGGGGTGCTTGCTGCATCGCCTGCATTTGCAGGGCGTTATTCATTGCTTCCTCTTCCGGGTAGGGCATCCCTTTGGGCATCATCCCCATCGCGTCCTCGTGCATCTGCACGTGCTGAATGATCGCCATCCGCACCGAGTCGCTGGCCAGGTAAAACTCCGGCCTCGCAATAAACGCATGGTGCACCTCGATATGGACATCGTGCATATCGTAATCGCTGTAGGGTGCCCCCTCCCTGTCGTTCGTATTCGTGAATTGGCCGCTGGTCTGTCCATCCCCGAACATCACGATGTTCTCCAGCTTGGCCTTCCGGTAGTTCTGCCACTCCCTCTCGTTCCCCACCGGCAGATCCAGCCCCTCCACCCGTGCCTTCCACCGATACTCCCTCGGCGTAATCACCTGCGTCATCAGGGCTTCCTGCAACTCGGCCTTCCGCTGCGCCGTACTCCTCGGAACCTTGCTGGCCACGCTGACCTCCACCTCGTGCGGACTGGGTATCGCCTGCCGCTCCAACTCCACCTCCCCCTGGTTCGAGTCGTACTGTATCCCCACCAGCGCATCATCGTTGAGGCTCATCGGCACATGCCGCCTCTCCGGCCACGAATCCCGCAACAGCCACAACAGCGCATCATACGCCCCCGACACCGCCGCCGCCAACGACTCGGTGGGACTGGTCATCGGTATATTACTGGTCTCGTACAGGAAGTTCAGGGCCTTGGCATTGTCCACCCGTCCGGGTGCATCGCCCTTCAAGAGGTCGGACTGGCTCGCCTGGTTCTCCATCAGGCCCAGGCACATCTGCACAATATCCAGCGGTGCTTTCCCGCTGTTGCTGGGCGGCGTCAGCATCAACGGCTTCGATCCCGGATCGTATACGTCCGGCTCGTACAGCAGTACCTTGTCCTCCCTCCGCGCCGTCTTGATCTGCTCGGCGCTCAGCCCCATCCGGGTACTCACGCACAGGTACCCGTACATATCGAAATTCTCCACGTTCCGAAACAGTTGGTCCATCATGTACTCCGCCTCTTGGTTGAGGCTGACCAACTGCTCCACGAATCCCCGTCCGTAAAACCCCCCCGTCGGCAGGTACCGCGCCGTCCGTATCGGCATCGGTATCCGGTCCGCCGAATAGTCGTTATCCCTGAGTACCTTGCGACCCCCCATCGCCACGTGCCGCTTGAGGGTCTCGCTCGGACCCCACTGGTACAGCTCGGCAAACCGGACCCACTTCTTCGTCGGTGTAACCTCCACCGCCGCCGCGTTCCTCGTCCCCACGCTGCCCGCTCCCGCCCGCAACACGCCTCCCTTGTCCGGCGACGCACCCATCGGCGAGTCCACCACGTCCAGCTCTCCGGCCTTCTCGGACACGTCTCCCAGCAGCCCCCTTGCCTTCAACCAGTCGGTCGTCGCCCACCGGTCTCGTATCGTCACCTCTACGTCCCCCGGTTCCACCGGGTCCGCCGGGCCACTGCCCAGCTCCCACGGCGGAATAATCTCCAGGTACGCATCCTCGTCCTTGGCTCCCCGGAACGCCCCCACGCCCACGCATCCCGTCTTGAGGTACAGGGGCAGGATCAGTTCCTTGAGCCGTTGCGCTCGTTTCGGTGGAACCTGGTCGTCTAGAACCACCTGCGCCGTAGACGCCTTCCGGAGACCGTCGAGGCCCTCTCCCCTGCGGGAAACGCTGGGGCGCAGGTCCATCTGCATGAGTCGTCCCAGCTCGGACTGGAAGTTTCGCAGCAGGCCCTCGTACTTGAAGTCCATATCGCTGTAGAACTCGGTCCGATACTCCGTTGTTACCGTTCCCGTCAACCAGTCCAGCGTGTGAAAATTCCGGTTCCCCTGTAAATACAGGATACACAACAGCCACCGGACCCGCTCCTTGTTCCGGTACAGGTCCATCTCCCCGATCATGTTCGTCGCTACCGCCGACAGTTCCTTCTTCTTTTTGGGTAACTCATACCGTCCCGCCATCTCTGCCTCCTATCCCCGCCATCCCCAACCCGTGCGTAATCCGCTCCCGCTCCCCTTCTTTCGGCTTATCCATCTCCCGCAACTCCTCGGCGATCCCACCGGACCGACCGGTCGGTTTGTCAGGGGGGCAAAAAAAAGTGGGCGACCTCCGGGGCGACAGAATCCCCACCACCTCCGTCAGTTTCTGTTGAGTCCCCCTTAACGCCTTGGCCAGCGTAGCAATGATCCCCAACCCGACCAGCCAGCTCACCCCCGTCAGCACCATCAGTACAATCGTGGCATCGTTCATAGCCTCAGTCTCCTTGTTGGTCTCCGCTCGTCGAAACGGGTCTCCATCTTAGACCGCACCCGTCGGTTCAGGCGGATCCCATTATACTGAAATCCGCTCCATCGGTCAAGTACATCCTGTGGAATTTCGCTCGCGTTCATCCCACTAATCAGCGGCATCCCCGTATCCGGGTGCACGATTCGCCCCTCCTGCATCCACCCCACCGTTGAATCCGCCCTCGGTTCCGCTTTCTTCGCCACCCCCCTCAGGTGCGGCACGTACCCCATCATCGCCCACGTATCCACCGCATCGTCTACCGGCAGCAGGTCCAGCCGTATCGTAAAATCGGACAACTGCTGTTCGGTCATGTGGAACGCATACTGGCTGTCCGTCCCCCAGCACGCCTGCCCCGTCACATCCGCCGGAAACTTCATTCGGCCTCGCAGCAGTCTCCATTCGAGCGCATCCGCGATGCGATTACCCTTGGGCGTATTCCGCGGGTATTCGGGCGGATGTACGCCGTCCTTGGGTTTCCAGCCCACCCTCTCCCCTTTCTCGTGCACTTGCTGGGTCGTCTGCTCCACCAGTAGCTTCTGCAAGGATACGGCTTCAGGACACACGATGTGAGCCTGCCACTTACTCCCCAGCCGGATGATCTCGTTATTGAGTGCATTACCCGTGAGCTTACCACCCCAGCAGTCCAGACCCCACGCCACGTCCTGCTCATCAAATCCAGCCACAGCCACGAACGAGTAATCCGAATGGGGCCCCGGTTCGTAACAGTAGTCAATGAACAGTACCCGGTACAGGGACATGATCCAGTCGCCCCACGCTCGGTATCTCTTCTCGTACTCATTCGTCTCCGTATCCTTCATCCAGTATTGTATCTCGGCCTCGCACGCATCCAGTGGTCTGCCCGGCACCTGCCCCCGAACGTGGTACCGGTTCCGCCTCGGCTCCACGTACAGCAACCGCGCCTGCTCCGACACCGGCTTGTTCAGATACTCCGCACTGAAGGCACTCGGCCCCAGCTCCCTCACCTTGGCGCACAGGGCCTGCGACGACCACTTGGCGGGCCAGATCAACCTGCGGAACGCCTTTCCGTCGTTCTCGTTGCTCTCCTCGAATATCTCCATCAAATCGCATGTCGGCTCCCCCGCCGCCAGTATCCGCCGGTTCCACCGCTCAAACCGCTTGTCCTGCCCCTCCAACGCATAGTACAGGAAACTCCGCCGGTCGATAATCGTCCCGACCCAGAAAATCGCCGTCCCCTCGTCCAGCATGGGCAGCACAATTCGGAACATCAGCCGCTCCAACTGCTCCCTCAACTTAACGCTCATCGCCTCCGTATCGGGGTCATATTCCGGGTCGTCCAGTATGAACAGGTCCGGCCTCGCTCCCCGCTTCCTGCCATCCACGCTGAACCCCTCGGCCCGCGCCCCGTTCCGCAGCCGGAGGTAGTGCCGGTTCCACACACCGGAGCCTTTGTTGGGCTTGAGTTCCCCGAAATCCTCGATCAGGTACCGATTCCCCTCCAACTGCTCCATCATCCGGTCGAACCGCGCCTCCACCATCCGGTCGGTCGCCCAGCACAGGGCAATCTCGAACCCCGTCGCCGTACACAGCATCATAAGAGGGATAGAGATCGCCGCCTTCGTGCTCTTGGCCCCGCCCCGCGGCGCGCCCAGCATGTTCCGCCGGTACTTCGCCATATCGAACGCCATCTGGTGATGAAACGGGGGACTGCTCAGAAATCGCTTGTAGAACGCCGGATGACCCTCCGGCCTCAGATACCACTCGCTGAAAAAGTGCGCCGCCACCGCAAACTTCTCCGGCGTCGAGTGATCGGTCACGACCCGCAACCGCGCCAACCGCTTCCCCTCATTGGTCAGGCTCGCATAATCGGGCGGCAGTGGATTAAACAGTTTCACCGTTGAGGATCTCCAGACAGGCCGCCACCGCCAGTATGCCCACGCACGTCCCCGGCGTGGCCGCGTAGTCGGGGAACAGCCGGGTGACCATCGCCGCCTTGCCATGAACCCACTGCCGGTTGCGCAACTTGCGCACCACCCGCTCGTACACCCCCAGGTAACACGACTCCCCCTTATTCCGCCACGACAGCGGATTGGGCAGAACGCCCGACCCGAACGCCGCATTGAGGTATCGGCTCACGAACTCCGGCACGGCGTACTCCCGCATCCGGTTCACCTCTTCCTTGGTAAACCGAAACCGACCGGTCGGTTCATTCTTTGACCCTTCCGGGGTCCCTGATTGCGCTGATGCCCCCGTCGGCGCAGCCGGTGTCATGAGGGGGTCGGTGGCTTGTGCCCTCGGAGGCTCGTTCTCCTCCGGTGGCGTAGACGGCATCGTGGCTTCGGGATTCGGCATCTTGTGGTCTCCTTGTCTCAAGTGTTTCGGTTACGACCTGGTTTAGAAATTCCTCCAACGCCCCCTCTCCTTTCCCCTCCGGCAACTCCCGGCACTCCCCGGAAATCACCCTCATCCGCTCATCGAGGGGGGCCACCGACGGTTTCAGCACGGCGGCCTGTACGCTCGACTCGATCACCCGGCTCAACTCGTGGTGCGCCCGGAGCTGGTCCCCGTCCTTCTCGGCATTACGGATCAGGTCCACCAGCGTCTCGACGTGCTCTTGGGCGTCGTATCCCTTCCTCTCCAACAGCTCTCCCAGGCTGCTCGCATCCACGAACCGCAACAGGTACGCGAGGGAGTTCGCCGCCCCTGACTTGCGCGTCAAGCCCCGCAGGAAGTCCTCGTTGCTCTGAAACGGCATTTTCTCGTTACCCATACACTTCAGCATACCACATATTCCCCGCCCGGTCAAGGACCCCGGAAGGGTTTTATTTTTTTCGGACTTGACAAACGGGCGGTCGTGGGGTAGGCTTGCGGTATGGAACTTTGTCGTGACATCAGGAATTGTTACAGACGGACCCGTCAGCCCGTGGCTCATATCGCACGACAAGGTTCAGCCGCGGGCGGGTCCGTACTTTGCCGGACAACCGGCGGAAAGGTAGTGACATGAAAAAGGTAGTGGTAGTGATGTTGGGCCTGCTCCTCGCAGGTTGTGAAACTTGGAACCAGCGAACCCTCGCCCCCAGTTCGATCAAGGCGGTGACGGACACGACGGCCATCAGCTTTATCGACAGCGAGGGCAACCTCACGGCGTCGTCGCCCGGAATGGGAATGATGCAGGCCAGCCAGGACACGGAGGGGAACTGGTTTCACACGCCGGTCAGCGGCGGTTTGATGTCCGGGCAGGTGCCGTTTGGGGACACCACGATTCCCTTCCAGGTGTTCTCCCCAGGCGATACCGAGATTGGTGAAGTGCAGTACACGCCGGTACCGGGAGACGGCGAACCGATGCTGGTACTGAAAGACTTTAAGACGAACATCTCCGTCTCGATTGAAAAGCTGACCCCCGCGCTGGTCTCCGCCCTACAGTCATTGCAGGGCATGGCGAAGGAAGAGGCATTGGCGAGAGTCGAACAGTGGCGTATCGCCGGTCAGATTACGGCTGATTTCGCCAACGCGCTGGTACAGTTGGTGCCGCTGCTGGTGGCACCGTGATACAGGAGAACCTTATGAAATTTCTGAACGGATACAAGACGTATATCCTGGTCGCCATCGCCTGCACGCTGTTGCTCCTGCAAACCAACGGCGTGCTGGAAGTGCCGAACGAAGTGTACATTCTACTGGGCGGCGGCTCAATCGCAGCGATGCGGGCAGGCATGACAAGTAAATAGAGTTCTGGCCCCGTGGCGGAATTGCCGCCGTTTGCGGGGATGGACCTGCCGACGGTGGTCGGCGGTGGGGGGATATGCGAACCAGGCGGGCAAGGGAAAGCAAAGCGGCAACCGACATAAGGAAACGCTGTTTTTCTCGCCGAATTGTCGGGCGAAAACGCTGGATGATATTTATGGTTCTAACCACGACCCTGCCGACGCTGGCGGCTGAGCGTGTCCTGCCGGAGAATATATGAATCGAGACAAGGTTATACTGGACTTATGTGGGGGAACGGGCTCGTGGAGCCGGCCCTACTGGGAGGCCGGGTACGACGTGCGGGTAATTACGATGCCGGAGCAGGATGTCAGGTTGTATATGCCTCCTGACGAAGTTCACGGGATTCTAGCCGCACCCCCATGTACTCATTTTGCTGGCAGTGGGGCACGGTGGTGGAAAGAAAAGGGGGAGGGTGCCTTGCTGGATGGTTTGTCAGTGGTGGATGCGTGTATGAGAATTGTATGGCGATGTAATCCGGCATGGTGGTGTCTTGAAAATCCGGTCGGCAGACTGGTGCATTACCTAGGCAAGCCGGAGATGTATTTTCACCCATACTATTACGGAGACCCGTACACAAAAAAAACCTGCCTGTGGGGAAATTTCACTAGGCCGGTTACGACTCCTGTGGAACCGGAAAGTCCAAACCCTATTCATTGGATGTCTTCGGGGCCGGAGAGGTCAAAACTAAGGAGCATCACGCCTCTAGGTTTTGCCCGTGCGTTTTTCGAGGCAAACCCATGAACTTGATCGCCGGGTTTTATTTTATGTTTTTGCTGGGGGTGTGGGCAGGAAATACGAGATAAAAGGACCCCGGAAGGGTTAGACAGGAGACGACATGAGTGACGAATCGGAAGAATTGGAGCCGGACCCCTGTTACCAGGCGTTTGAGCGATTCATCCAGGTAATCAACCTGCAAGACGTGTACCACCCCCCCGACCCCGACACGTCCCCCCTCCTTCGGGTTCTGCTGTATGCCGGGTTTCGAGAGGGGTGGGTGGGTGGATACAGAGAGGCACGCGACTCTAATAGCTAGTACCAGGAAAGGGCACCGATGGCGAGTGAGGCGAACGGGAAACCCCCGGCTGAGTGGGAGTTGATCGAGGAGGACCTGTACGATATAGAGGAGGAGGAAGTCGAATGGTTGTGGCCGAACCATATCCCCAAGGGCATGATCTCCATTCTGTCCGGCGACCCCGGCACCGGTAAGAGCTTCCTGTCGCAGACCATAGGGGCGCTGATTACCAAGGGGGGCGTCTGCCCGGACGGGAACGGGCGGTTCGAGAAGGGCACGGTGATGATCCTCAACTCGGAGGAGAGAGCCAACAACACCATCAAGCCCCGGATGCGGAAGGTGGGAGCCGACGAGAAGAAGGTGAAGATCATCAAGGGCAGCCGCATCAAGGGCAGCCTGAAGCGGTACACGTTCGACCTGGACCGGGACATCGACCTGCTGGCCCGACGGATAGGGGAGATCGACGATTTACAACTCATCGTCATCGACACGATCACCAGCTACATGGGGTCCACGGACAGCCACAAGAACGCCGACGTAAGGGCGAAGCTGGAACCGCTGTCCTACTGGATAGGGGAGGCCCCCAGCAGGCCCGCCGTACTGCTCATCAGCCACCTGACCAAGAACGACGCGGTTCGAGCGATTTACAGGACCACCGGCTCGCTGGCGTTTGTCGCGCTGGCCCGCAGCGGCTGGGGTCTGGCGTTCGACAGGGAGGTAAGGGGACGGAGGATACTGTCGCCCATCAAGTTCAACCTCGGACCGGAACCGCCCTGCATGGCCTTCGACATCGAGGACGGGATTATCCAGTTCGAGCCGGAGAGCTTCTACATGAGCGCCGACGGCCTGATCTCCCCCGAAAGCGCGGCGGGGACGCAGGCGGGAGCCTGCGACCAGGCGGAAAAGCTGATCCGTCGGGCGCTGGCCGACGGACCCCGAAAGGCCGAGGACGTGCTGGAGGAGCTGGGAGACGACGTGAGCGAGTCCACCCTGCGGCGGGCCAAGAAAAACCTCGACGTGCAGTCCTACCGGCAGGGAAAGTCCTGGTACTGGCGCTTGGCGTCCAACGGCTCACCCACCCGCCGTAAGTCGTTCCAAGAGGTGCTTCGGGAAAACGAGGGGGCCTACGAACGGGCCGACGAGGGATAGGACCCCGGAAGGGTTCATCAACGAGTAACGAGAGGAAAGGAGTACGATATGAAGCCATCGGAAGCATTGAAGGACCCCCGGATATGGGTCGGCGTGGCGGCCTTCCGCCGGTGGGAACGGTACGGGGGAAACCTGCACCAGCATCACCTCGACGTGGCCCGACGACAGGCGAGGCTGGTTCCGACTTGGCTGGGGTTCCGGGACTCGGATGAGCTGTGGAAGGAACGGCTGGAGGAAGTAGAGGAATACTACCAGGTGATGAACGAGCTGATCGAGGAGGAACAGGAGTATTTCAGCCACCCGGAGGCCGAGAGGAATCCCGACGAGCATCCGTTGGGGAGACGGTTGGCGATGATGGCGCGGGAACTGCACCGGCTGCGGATGGAGGGCCTCGTCGAGGAGGACGAGAGACACCGGAACGATTGAAGGACCCCGGAAGGGTTCAATCAGGCGTAGGTGGTGGGGGCGGCGACGATCTTCAGCAGCTCCAGGAGGGCGAGCTTGACATGTCGGGTCTCCTATTTCGTATGAAGTACAGCACGGGGGGTAGTTTTGTCAAGGCGCTCAGATTTCCCCCTAGAGGCCCCCAATTTGAACGCCTTAAAGCCTTGGAACGTAAACCCTTGTCGGAACTGGAGATCAAGATGGTCAACGGGTCGGAGTTTGAACGCCTTGGTTGAATGCCTTAAAGCCTTTGAACGCCTTTGAACGCCTTTGACAGTCTTGATCTCCTTACGGGGTAAGGACTTACAAGCCAAGACGTTAAGGCATTCAATAATTACAGTGGGGGGGACAGGTACGAAACGGCGTTTTTGGGGCGTGAGGGGCGTTTTCCCAAGGCGGGCAGGAAAAGTTTGAGTGCCTTGACTGGGCGGCCCATCTGGGGGGTTTTTACAATGAGTGAGGTCAATCCCCCCCTCTCCCGCGCGCAGCCGGGGGGGTTTTGCCGTCCGCCGTCACGCTGCGTCTGGCTTGCGTTGACGGTTTGGGCCTACCAGTTAAGGTTGGCAGACGGCGGTTGGCGGACCGAGCCATAAGACGCCGGCGGGACAAAGGCATACCGACCAGTCGGTACGGTTCCGGGCCGGTTCCGGCGATATGCCGGCGGATCCGGGCGGATCCAGGAGAATTGGCGATAAATCAGCAGGATAACCGGAAATCGGCGCGTAATACCCACTAATCCGGTAGGAATTAGTGTCTCACGTAGGTGATACATAGTGTCTCACTTAAATGAGACATGTCTCACTTAAATGAGACATAGTGTCTCACCCAAGCGATACACTCGTGTTGCTTTTTCGCAACATCGCCTCGAACTCACGTTGTCTTTTTGCAACATAGACTTATCCACATTTTATCCACATTGTAACGCACATCACAATTGCCCATCTTACCCACCCTACCTCTCTCACCTAAACCGTAAATCCCGCCCTAGGCGTACCTTATATTTCTGAAAAAAAGAAAAAAAATCATCATAAAACTTGCACTATAAACCGATATAGTGTATAGTTGTATAGTGACCTTGACGAATTATAACTCTAACCGGAGGTATCTGTCATGGAAACAAAAGTCTACAAACAACTATCGTCGTTACTTATCGCTCTAGAGAATTGCGATAAGTCTGGAAGCAACCTGTGGTATGAGAAACATTCCCAAACCCTCGAAGGTATTATGAATACCGCCCCTAGCGGTTCGGGTATCGACTGTGGAACCAAGCTATCAGTCGATAGCAAACCGGGCCGGCTCGTATTCAACGTTGAATACCACCACATGAACGAAAACGGTATGTATGACGGCTGGACTACTCACAAAGTCATTGTGACACCTTCCCTTGCTTTCGACTTCGATTTACGTATCACGGGGACGAACCGGAACGACATCAAGGACTATCTGCACCAAGTGTATGGATCTTGGCTTAACCAAACTATCGGCTTAATCGCCGATAGTGATAAAAACATCGAAGTATCTATAGTTGGTTAAGCCGTAAACCTTGGGAACGCTTCGGCCCCGTTCCCAACATTGTACTAACAGGATTATTGTTACTTATATCGATTGAAAGGGTAAAAAGATGAAAACGGAAAAAAAATGTGCGGACATTGTAGGCGAATCACTACAGCGAGAACTAGAGGTCATAGAGGATCTATGGGCGGTCGAGTGTGGAGAAAAACCGGAATCTGAGTACGGGCTCTTGAGTGAATACGGCCTATGCTTTGATTTTGTTCCTGCTGGCACCTTCTCCGACCAGGATGGCGGCTATTTCCGCTATCAGATATCGTGGGGCGGACCAGCCGAAGAATTTCGCTTTTACTGCGACCCTCAAAATGTGCCTTACCGAATTGAATTTTGGTATCTTGACTGGTTCGACGGGGCATCAGCAGTTCTGACGGGGCCAGATAAGGAACTACTACTAAACATATGGGGCTTATTCGATGAATTGGGGTGTGTAAAAAAGGCGTTGCGGGGGGCCGGGTAAAACATTACGGAAAGGGTAAAAAAATGAAAATGTCAAATCACGAGTACGAGGTACTTTACAGGATCATAGATGATCTGACTGATGATGATCTATCTGATTTTGTATCAGATTGCCGTCAGCATGGCGGCAAAAAAACGGCTGCCTACGCCGCCGCATGTAGTCGCGGTCGTCGCGATTACGACGCTAAGGTCGCAAAGATGTATTTAGCGGAGGACTTTTCCGGCGTGTAATAATGAATATCTTTTACCCTTGCCCCCCGCGCCGTTGCGGGGGGCCGGGTAAAACAAACAGAAAGGGCGAAAAAATGGAAACGGAAGAAAACAAACAAATACAAAGGCTTAAGGAGCAAGAAAGGCTATTACGTCAAGCGACGGCGGCGGGTAAAGAAATTAAAACTAGTTATATTCATGGCTTCGATAGCATTGCTAGCGCAGAAAATCCTTTAGAGAGAGAACATCGAGGGTATTGGTTCAAAAAACTTGGTTTCTGGTATATGGGACTTAAAAAAGGAGAGTATCACCGTATAACAGATGCAAGAACGGCTACTGAAGCAGAAAAATGGGCGACTGAACAAGGTTTTGAGCGAATATCCAATGAACCAATATTGCCGGACAACATAAGAAAACAAGCACAAAATAACGCAAATAAAACAAATATCACTCTATATGTGTCTAAAACGGAAAAAGGGAAATGGTCTATTAGGAAAACACCGCCTAATGTCCCTCATGTTATTGTAAAACCCACGGGCACGGCGACTCCGCCGACGGCGGCGGGTACAGAACCGTGTAAAACGAAAGACGGAATAGAAATTAAATCGGGGATGAAGGTTGATTATCTGGGTAAGAAACCGAGCAAAATAGATGGTCGCTTGATCTATACGGGAGAAGTTCAGTCCGTCACCGGGCAAAACAAGGTTCGCGTCAGGGTTCCTAGCGGCGCGATTATGAAATTTGATCCGGGCGAGTTGTACAGTCCCGCCAGTCCGGAGTTGTACGATCTGGAAACCAAAAAACTAAAGGAGATCGCACCCCAGGCAAAAGAAGCGCCGACGGCGGCGGGTAAAGAGTACAAAGTAACCGCAACTCCACGTGAGATGACCAAAAAAGAGTTTTACGAATGGTTAAAAAAAGGACATGAAATATCGACCGGTAAAACTAAAGCAAAATATCTAAGATGGTTGAAAGACTGGGAATCAATGCACCACTCGGCTGTTTTGGAACAAGTTAAATATGAAAGACCGGTGGAACCTGAAATTTTACAAGAATACGCAGGCGAGGACTGGGCGGATGAGGCGTTGCGGGGGGCCGGGTAAAACATTACGGAAAGGGTAAAAAAATGAAAACAATCAAATTTGATGAAACTAAGGTTTACAGTTGTGTCGGGGTGGACGCCGGATTGTTGATGCTCGGCGACCCCTGTTATCACCTGCACAAATCGCCTCACGCCGACCAGCCCCACGAGCGACTTGATCGTTTTTTCGGTACGTCGTGGCATGAATTTCTGGCTAATTTCCGACGGATCGAATCGCCGAGCGGAGTCACCCATGCTGAGTGCGCCAGCGGTGCTAACGGCCTAACCACCGTTATCTCGCATTTTGGTGGCGACGGCGTTTACCCGATCTATGCCACGCACGACGAACATGGCAGACTGGCCCAGGTAATCATCGACTTCCAGGCGGATTAGTTAGGATTGAGCTTTTTTACCCTTGCCCCCCGCGCCGTTGCGGGGGGCCGGGTAAAACAAACAGAAAGGGCGAAAAAATGGAAAATATCGAAATGAAAATTATTTGTGTTACTGAAAACGCCGACAGTTTTGCTGTGCACTCTAAAACCGGAAACCAGTACCATATCCGATATGCTGGTAGCGGTGACGGTGATCCTGAGTATATCGCGCTTTGGGAGTGTGATTGCCCTGCTAGTAAATACGGCAGAGAGTGCAAACACATACGCAGATTTCTGAACTCCCAACTAGTTCATGTGGACGAGATAAACAAGGGTGATAGCTTGACGGTATTTACTGACGGCATGACTAAGTTTGAAGCTAAATGATACAAACACGGAAAGGGTAAAAAAATGAAAAAGGCAAAAAAACTGACTCCCGACGAGATGGAGCGTGGAATGAAATTTTTGACTGATTTGAAAATTGGCGAATCAATCCCCCGCCGCCTCGTTGGAGGCGGGGATGGCGGCTTTTATTCGAGTGGAACCCCAGAGAGCCTCATCACGCCGGAAAATCTGGTAACTCTCGCTCGCGAAAGCGATGACTGGGTTCAGCGATTTTCCGCCATAGAGGAACTAGAGGCGTTTATTCGGTGGGGAACCCCGGGGCAGAAATTCGACATCCAACGTGTCGGGGACCGGGCGTTCAAAACGATCAATTACGAGTCAGTATCGCCGCCCCGTCGCAGTCCCTATAAACGATTTGTAGATAATGACTGGCATGGTTATTGATCCTTTTGCCCTTGCCTCCCGGCTCGGTGCCGGGGGGCCGGGCAAAACAAAATGAAAGGGTAAAAAAATGAAAACGTATCAAAATCGTAGCTTGGCCAGATTTGCCAATGAAATCATAAGTCCCGATCCGGCCAAATTCCTCCGTTTGCATGATGGAATTTACAGGAGCGATAGGGAAGCGTGCTGGGAACCACACCTAAATCTGCCGTATTCCGAACAGAATTACTGTTATGCCCTGGCGTATCAAATTGTGAGATTTACCGTTGCATAATAATGGTATGATAATTTTTGCCAGCCCGCCTCGCCCCTGGGGGCGGGCCACTACTAAGGAACAAACCGGAGATGAGTAAGAGTAAGCACTATACACCCGGACCGTGGCACATAACCGGTCCAAGCTACGCCCCACTAAGGGACCAGGACTATTACCTTCTGGTCCAACATGAAATTGAAGGTGGCACGTTCAAAGACAAAAACCATTTCTCCGTTTCCGGTGGGGTTAATCGTGGTACGGCAAACCTGATCGCCGCCGCGCCGGACCTGCTGCAAGCGTGCGAAGACCTCAATAAGTTTTTGGACAGCCTGCCCGCTAAATGTACAGCCGCAGAGCTAGAGAACCGGACCGCTGCCCGGAAAATACTACTGGACGCTATCGCCAAGGCGGAAGGAGGCCCACAATGATCGTATCAACTGACCTCAACAATCGGATCATCGAGACTGTCTCCCGCCTCAAGGTGGCGCTCGAAACCCACCACGAGGACGACCGGCAAGGCGACTTTCACTCGACGCCCCGCTGCGAAACCTGCCGAACCATCCAAGAGGCGGCCAGTCTCCTCGGCCTCCTGCACTCACTCAAGAAAGGAGACCCCTGTGAACTGTAAAGAACTGTCGAACTACGTACTAGGGCTGCTCTGCATTGCCGCCCTACTGTTTATCCTGTATAACCTATGGATAGCGTTCAAATAAGGAGATCCCCATGATATACTGTTCAACTCCGGACTGTCTTAATCCTGCATACTCCAACGTTCCCGGACCACCGGGGCCTAACAGCCTGCCCCTTACCCTCTGCATCACGTGTCGCCGCGCCTACGACCTCGCCGTTTGCGCTCTCCAGCCCGACCTCAGCCCCATCGAATACGTGGCAGAGGAGCTAAAGGGGGCCGCCGACAACCTCCAGGACTTGCTGGAGCTCCAGGTCGTCTCGGACGCCGTTGCCGACCTGCGACCTCTGGATGTCGATGACACTGACCTGCGTAGTTTGGCAAACGAACTGGACGAATGGCTAGACTCCCAGTCCAAACCCCCAGCCCCTGCCTACATAGGCTGAAAGGAATCTGTCACCATATGAAAACGGAAACAAAACGAAAGGAACAGAATTATGAGAATCGCAGACCTTAATCTACCTGATAACCACTGGCTACTACGGGCGGTCGTTAAGGACGAGGATATCGAAGTTATTAACGATAAAGTCGTCTGGAAATCCGGGACCTGGAAGAACGGAACCTGGTGGGACGGAACCTGGCAGGGCGGAACCTGGCAGGGCGGAATCTGGTGGGACGGGACCTGGAGGGACGGGACCTGGCAGAACGGAACCTGGCGGAACGGAACCTGGCAGGCCGGAACCTGGAAGAACGGAATCTGGTTGAACGGAACCTGGCAGAACGGGATCTGGTTGAACGGAACCTGGCAGAGCGGGATCTGGTTGAACGGAACCTGGCAGAGCGGGACCTGGAAGGGCGGGATCTGGGAGGACGGGACCTGGAAGACCGGAACCTGGCAGAGCGGGACCTGGTTGAACGGAAACATACGCTCAACTATAGCGCCCAGATAAAGACGGAAACAAACACGAAAGGAAAGGAACAGAATTATGAGAATCGCAGACCTTAATCTACCTGATAACCACTGGCTACTACGGGCGGT